TAGATGTGCTAAATCCTATTCTCAATATTGCAGAAGTGGTATCATTGTAAATGATTACTCCTCGTCTATTAGTATTTGCAGCTAAAAGTAAAGTGTCAGAAGTAGATACAGAAATAGCAGTAATGGTTCCGGTAGAAGAAATATTAACAGTTTCCAAGGCGCCATTAATAACAGCTACTGGATTACCGTTAGCATCAAATAAAATTGCTACTGGACTATCACTACTCATTGTATTTCTATCTTCAACTTATAGTCCTTGTTCTTGAGCTTTCAAATACATTATTGACGTAGGCAAAAGTATCTACTACAGTGTGAAGAATTGTAGTTCCATCAAAATCATACATATTCCAAGTAATAGTAACGGGGACTTGATTACTATTATAGACGATTATTTTCTCCACTAATTTTTTGGTTAGTGTATTATCAAGATACCATACTATATCATTGGGGAACGGGCTTCCAGATGGATTAGTAATTCTAATGGCACCGGAAGCAAATCCATCACCGGGACCATTGTCAATGAAGTGAATTAATTGTCGCAAGGTTTCGTGTTCAGCTTCCGTCACCCCACCACCCGCATCATCTGCATTCAGTCCGTGAATAATACCAGCTGATAAAAGAAATGCTTTTTGAGCAAGATTGAATTGTAAAAGATCGATATCACTACATATTACAACAATCTCTTGGGCTTTAATTTTATGATTGATCTCTCCTTTAAGAAGGGAGCCTCGTATATCTGCCTCATCAACACCGGGAATTCTTAAAAGATCTCGTGAAGTATTCCATACTATTGGATAATCAAAAATACGTATTGTTTTTTTACTTGTTGCTATATTTTGCACAATAAAACAATTAGGATTTTTAGAAAATGGTGCAAAGGAATTCATTCCCATAATTTATCCTGTTTTATTTAATGATCGTAATTCATTTATTTGTTCTAAATTTTCTTTTGAGCGTGATTTAATAATCATTCGTTCTTGAATAATTTTATCAACTCTAATCATTGTATTAATATTAAGTTCCGCTAACTCTTTTAATGCATTCTTTTCTTCTATTATTTTTTCTTTCAGCATACCTTCTGCTAATATTCGTTCTGAATATGGAATATCATATGATGGCCTATCTATAATCATTTTATCATTATATTGTTTAATATCGTACATTTTTTTGTTTCTTAAAAGCTCCATTTCTTGTTTGGCTCTTTCAATATTAAATATATCATCTCGATATAAAGCAATTTTCTTTTTTAAAACTTCTTGTTGAGATGTATTATGATTAATTTTTTTTGTAATATCTACTTCTTTACCTTGTTTTAATATTTGTGTAAATTTATTATTTTCTACTATAAGATTATTTAATATTAATTCATCTTTAATTATTTTATTATTAATATTTGTAATATCTTTTATTTTAGAAAGTATAATATTTTCTGTTTTTTGTTTTTCTGCTTCTATTTTTTTACTTGAATTATAGTATGACCATAATTTATATGATGCTACATTTTCTTTTGCCTTCTTTTCAGCTATAATTTTTTGATAAGATATTTTATCTTGTTTGATTATATCTAATGATATTTTTTTATTATTTATTGTATTTATTAATAATTCTTCTTCTAATTTTAATTTTTCTAATTTATTTTCATCATCACACATAGTATCAATAATATCTGATATTGAAGTAATAATTTTGCTAGATTTAATTTGTTTCTCTTTCTTTTGGGCAATAATTTGCTGTTGTGATTGTAATTTATTTTTTTTACTCAAATATTTAAAATTATAAATACCACTATTTTTTAATTTTTCATCTTTATGAATAATAATTTTTCTAATATTGTCTGAACTATTTTTAACAATATCACTTAATGATAAACGATATCTAGAATTTAATAATTGTTCTAAATATTGTATTGCTGTGCTAGAAAAATCAAAGTTTTTTCCATCAGCTATTGCAAATATTTTTTCTAATGAATGATCCAAATCACTTGCATAACTATCAAACCATTCTGGCTCACCAATAAATTCATCTTTTATATTATCAACTGTTTCTTTTAATAATTGTAAAGCATTAATTTTTAATATATCTTGATCATTAATAAAAGGATCGCTTCTATGATAATATTGTAAATTTCTACGAGGATTATATTGTGTATTTTGATCAATTCGTCTTGTATCGAATGCTTGTTTTACTAGCGCATAAGATGGTAACGATTTCAATGCACTAACACGAAATACTCTTATGCCTTCACGCTCTTCTATTGATTTGTGAATGCCAATAACTATTTTTAGTGTATCTGAATAAAGCACGCTCATCCATCAAAATGCATAATTATCCGTATGTTCTTTCGAATACGCTTATAAACTTTTTAGCTGTATTTTCCCAGCTATTATCGGTAATGTATGCAAATTGCTTGCTTATTTGCTCCTCCATTAGCTTTCTATTAGAAAATAGTTTGTCTATTTCACATGCCATATCTTCTATATTATCAGCTTTTATTGTTGGTAAGTCAGAAAAGTGTGGAATATCCGAAGAAACCACAGCAATACCCTTTGAAAATGCCAATCTTGCGGCGCCAGAAGCTCCAAATACTTCATGTTTTGGATCAGAAATATATGGAAACAAAGCTACATTATTGGTTCGCAAGTAGCTATCAATTACTTCTTCTGATTGAAAGCCCCTAATAATAGCTATATTGTCTCGTAGCTCAAGCTGATCTATTAACTGAATTAACTCGTTATAGTATAACTGATGCCCAGTTTTATTTTGTTCAGTTTCCGAAAATAATATGGTCAAGAATATATCGCTATACTTCTTTTTAAGCTCCTTAACTACACATATTGAATTATGAAAACCTTTATAGTGGAAGCCAAATCCTTGATGAATAATAGTATGTTCTGATTTGTATAGGTTCCATAATTTTTTATCTGTTGTTGTCTTATAACATCCATGAGGTATTACATAAACATCTCCTGAAATCTTCTTCTCGTCCTTCAAAATTTTTTTAGCACCATCAAGATGAACAATTACTTCCGCAATAGGAGCTTCACAAATGGTTTTATCAAGGTGATGAAATACGCTATGCAATATTATTATTGTGCGATACTTTGATATTTGAGTCAGAAATGATAACCAATATCTAGCATTTGGAAATAGTCCATACTCATGATTGATTAGAATAATATCTGGATCATATTGTTTGATTTTATCAGTAAGATCTGTTAATAATTTACCACGCTCCCAACAAGTTATTGATCGATCATTCAGATTATAATGAGTGAGTAAATCATTTTTCTCAATGAATAGTTTAAAGTCTTTTATGTGTTTGATAATTTCGGGAAATAAGTTCTCTGCATATGTGCTAATTCCACATTGCATTGCCCAATTACTAACAAATGCAATCTTCATATCTTTCGCTATAAATACTTCTTTGCGTTTGAATAAACTACCGTTTTTTAAAGTGTAATCAGTGAATAATTCCTTTGCCGATTTGTTTTCTAACTCATCGGTAAGCTTAATAATCTTCAATCCGTCATTAATAATTGGACCATCGGACACAACGCATACATTGCCGTTTTTACATCCAATATACTTTGACATATCATCTCATAAAAGTTCATTCATTTTTTTTACCAGCTCGGCAAAATCCCCTACATAAATGTCGTTATATGTGCAAGCGTAAAATGCGTCTATTAGCTTTTGCTTCGTTATTTCGAAGTATGAAATCGATGCATTATGCATCAATTTATCGTGATGATGTATGGTTAAACAAGGTGTTTTACACATATTCGATAGGATTGTTCCGTGATATCTTTGGGTAATTATATTGGTATATGAACTGAATAATTTGGTGAGAGATGCAATATCTTTTTCGCAGTCAGTAATATACTTGGAACTTCTATGCCTCATCTTATTGATGATCTCCGCAGATGCAAAATTATCATTCAACTCATTGTCTCTACACATACCGAAAAGATTTATGCTGTATCTATCATCAATAAGTATATCCAAAAATTGCGCAAACTCAATCTTGAACTTCTCCCAAAATACGTGTTCCCAATGAGATGTAAAATATTGAGGAACAACTGATACGTTAGGTAATATCAATATCGATTTACTATGTCTATCTGATTGAATAACACAATCCGATAAAGAATATACCAAATCAGGAATGACTATTGTATTGGTATTCAGTGAGTAAAATACTTCCTTCTTGATGACCGATCTAATAGCTACAAGCTTTGCTGCTTTAATAAGTTCAAGATGAAATGGATGAATATCTGTTTCAGATCCAACCCCAATATAGAAACTTGGCATCAATTTTATTGCGTTGATTGCATCATCTGAAATCAAAGGCTTTGTATCAAGAAAAGAGCCACCACCAAAAAAAAGAGCATCAACACCAAGAAGATGTTGACGCTCTATATGATCGGTGAATACGAAATGTATGTGCGGAAACAGCTTATGGAGTGCGTCTATAAAAAGCTGGTCTCCTATATTGTTCTTATAATAAAATCCATATACTAAAACTTTTTTCATAATAAGTAAAAATCTGATTGCCAAATACTTATTATTTTATATCCTAATTTTTTTAAGATCTTTTCTCTTTTAATGGTGGCCTTGAAAAGTTCTCCATATGTTTTATTTGCTTTTTTATTAAAATCATTAGGCTTAAATTTTTTAGGATTACCGTGCCAATAGTCTCCATAGAATTCGTATATGGTATTGGTAGTTGGATCGTAAGCATCTACTTTAAATTTTTTATTCTTAATTTTGATAATATGTTGTCTATAATTTGTTGGAATTTTTAATAAATCGAGCCATCTTGTTTCTATTTTAGATATAGAAGATCTACATTTATCACACCCATGTCCCGATAAATGATGATTTGGTCTTTGTTCAAATTCACCATGAATTGGACAAATAATTATAATATTTGTATGTGAATTAATATAATTAATTTTACTATAATTAAAAACAAAATTATGAATTATATTAGCTTTTTTTATAAAATTTTCTTGACCTAAAATAATATTTTCAGTAGAACATTGTTGACATCCTGATCCATTCAAATGGATAGATGCTTGCTGCGGAAATTCACCGTGTTTTTTACAAATAATTATTATATCATTATGTGAATGAGTATATTCTACTTTTGAATAGTCAAAAATATTTCCATGAATTTTTTGAGCTGCCAAAATAAATTCTTCTGTTGTATAATATTTATTATCAATACCACATTGATAACAACCCTTTCCACTGCTATGAAGTCTTGGTTCTTGCTCAAATTCTTTATGTATTGGACAAATTATTATTACTGATGTTTTACTATTAATATAATTAACTTGTGAATAATCATATTTATGTCCATGTTTTATTACAGATTTAGCAACAAATTCTTCTTTTGTCTGTTTTTTCGGCATATCTTACTATATATCAATTCATTCCACGAAATCAACGGCCCAAGATACTGTTCGCACTCCGGATACATTCCACTTGATTTTGAGCATAAATGAACCATTACCAAAATTGACTTGCCAATCCAAAGTATCTTTATGACTATCACAAGGAGTAGTTCCCCCATCATCCTTGAATTCAACAAGAATGGTAACGGGTTTTCCAAATAGCGTAATATCAACTTCATCCTGACCCGAAACATCAAGTGTTCCGGACATAATATTGTCGAGTGGTGTTGCCATTTTATTCTCCCAAAGTTATAGGTTAACTTACTCGGACAATAATATGCGGGAATATGCGTTGAATATGATTATGTCACTTTCTGAACATATAGACGTTTTCGTACTTTGGTATGTTATGCTTAGTAAAGTGCGTTTTTTGTATGTGGAGTGGTATTTGCTCAATGATGTTTCCAAAACACTCCTTAGCCATATCCAACATTTGGGGATATCCAGAGACATTTAATCCAAACCATTTACCAGGTTTGAGCATTCGTTTGGTATTGCTCAAAGTCTTTTTCCAATACACATTATAGAAGTAGTCCTCATCTTTTGCATAAGCTTGTGTATTATCAGATGAATATACTTCCAGATTGTAGTATGGTGGAGAACTGAAAGCAAAATCAACGCAATCCTCTCCCAAATCTACATTCTCCGAACCGTCCTGAATTAGTTGCACATCTTTCAAACCAAGATCAGTTTTAAGTTCAATCAAAGAAGGTGTGGTTAAAGGATCAACACCAATATATTTGCGACCACAAGACGTTGCCCCCAACATTCTTGTCCCCCATCCAGCGGAATAATCGTATACCGTATCACCAACTTCCGAATACTTGTGATAGACATATTTGGCTACCGCAGGCTTAAAAATAGAAACGTTGTAGCAAATCCCTGACGAGGCAAATCCTCTGACAATGTTTGAGAACGATATAGCAAACTTCTCTTTCGTTATCCAATTTAAGCCAAGCCTATTTTCAATACACTTCATTAATAACTCATCATCATTAAATGCTTCAATTACCGATGGCTTATTGAGATATTTGGCTCCATAGAAGTCTCGACAATATGATTTACATAGTATAGTGCATAAGCGACTAAATGGTTCCAATGAGATTAGGAATTTAGTATCCTCACATAGCTTTTTGTAATCGTCAAGTATTCGTTTATCGAAGGTGAAATTGAACCCATTATGCCTCAAACGATCCAAAATATCGTGCGCCATATATTGCTTATCTTCTTTGCTCATTTGAGCAACATTATCAGCAGTTAATTCTACACCATTAATATTGAGTACTTGGTGATATTCTGGATAATTACTGTGTAAATGTGCTTTTGGATATCCACGTGTTCCAACAAGCGTTTTTCTATCGATCTCTTCCATTTTCTGACTGAACCGTAAATAGGCTTGATATTTGCGCTCCAAATAAATTGTTGCACCAGCATACATCCAGTTTAAGAACTTCTGAATATTGCGATTACCACTAAAAGCAATTACCCAAGTGTTTTTATCCTTAGCTTCTTCACTATCATCATTCTTGTAGATGTTGCCTTTTACTATCGTATGTTTATGCATACCTTCGATGAACTCTTTTGTCGAGACAATTTTGCAACCGGAAAGCTTTTTGGTCTCATTGTTAATCGTGCCATCTCCATCAAAATATCCTCGAATGAAATGACGATGAAGCTTTCTATCCAACCATATTGGATACTGCAATAAAAAGGTTTTGCGCGGCATACATCCCTTCTTCATAAGCTCAAAACATATGTGTTTGCTGTTGATATGCAGTGTATGCATTATACCACGATCTCTATTTTCATGTCTTCTATCATGAATGGTTATCTGTTTTTGACTATCAGATGCATTCTTGTATATGAGCAACGATAACTTGTTTAGTATATCCCTATCTATCTCATTTAGGGAAAGATTAACTGCGTAATAGTGGTTTGTTTGATTACATCCATCAGCATATAAAAAGCCTAAAAAATAGGCCTTTTCTTCTGTATCAATTACATCAAAAAAATCCTCGTAAATGGGGTATATTCGATGCGCTTCTTCCGAAGATCTTCTTGGGATGTCCAAGCGTTTGAAATACCTCAATACAAGTCCCGCCCCAATACCGAATTCTTTCCCAACATCTTCAAGAGAGTATCCGTCTTTATACATCGCCTCCATTGCCCTTATTTCGGTTTCCAGCTTCTTTGGACGATTTGGTCCTCGTCTTGGGATACTGTATTGTTTGAGCACTTTTAGAATGCAGTTTGGATGAATATCAAGTTCGTTGGCTATTTCGTTAGAACTTAATCCTCCGATGTATTTGTCGATAATCACTTGCTGTTTTTCAGTTGGTTGTTTCATTTGGCCGTAAACTCCTCTGCACCCATAATCTAATCAATGTTGGGTGTGTTGTCAATAAGATACTAACCAAATGCTGAAAGATTGGTTGATTTTGGACAAAAAAGAGCCCGTGAAGAAAATTCCTCACGGGCCTTAAGATAAGCGAAAACAGGCTAAATTAGGCTATTAGACGCCTACGAGAACGGATTTATTGCCCTTCGCACAGCCGCGAGGGTTAACTATTCCGATTCCGATAATTTCATTTACGACCCATCCGAGCTTTAATTGTTTCGGTTCGTCAGCAGGAAGCACCTCTATATCCTGACGAATTGGCATAACGCCCAAAAATTCGGGATCTGCTCCTGCGTATACCGTTCCTGGCGGGACAATCTTGCTTACGAGAATGTCTGCACCCCAGAGATGGGCATATAGACCAGTTTGGAGGATTTCACGTTGTGTCACGGGATCAACTTCGCCACCGCCAACGCCTTGTCCGCCACCAGAGCCCCAGCCAAGAATATCATTGAACTCATTTATGTTCATAAAGAACTTGGTCGTTACGAGGTCCCAACGATCAACCTGAACTTTGAGCTCACGAAGATCGCGCTTAAGCATACCTGCATCTGCAATATCTTGAACTGTGTTTTCAACAGACGCTGCGGCATCGAGAGCTGCGAAAATGTTCGCATCTTCTTGTGCCATTATTTCTTGACGTGCTTTCTGAACCGCACGGTCAATTACGTTAAACCGACGACGCTTGACTTCTGCGATACGAACGGTGGGATTCGAATAGATTTCGAACTCGGGAACAACGACACGATCACCGAATACGCGTGACTCGGGACCTGTACCGTTTGACGAGATTACGACTGCGGCGACATCGATATCGCGGTCATACGTCGGTAAAGCACCTTGCGGTAATGGATCTACAACAAGTGCCCTACGAGCGAGACCATGATAGTCCAAATTTCGGCGAATTGGATTTGCCATTGCTTGTGCAAGCGCAAGCTTTCCTTCCTGAGTGTTAATTGCTCTGCTTATTAGACTGTCGCGAGCATCTTCTGACATAGAAGGCGATGTTAGCCCAACATTTGAGGGTTGGCCTTCTTGTAGAAGTGATGCGTATTTTGCGATCTGCGTGAGTGCATCACGAAGATCCGAGGCATTCATTTGCCCCTGGTTATTGAACATTGAATTACTCATTATACATTCCTTTAGCTAAAGTGAATTGATTGCCAGTTTCCCAGCTGAAAGCATAGTGCTCTCACTTTCAATGCCAAAATATGCGTTTTGGAACAAGAAAAATGCTTGACGATGTCGATTTTCAGTCGTAAAACCTGAATAATCCAGGATCGCTGATAACAATTTCACGAGTTGAAGGGCGTTGCATAAGGTTATTTCCGTGCAAATCATTCCAATACACCCCCGCATCTCGCAAATTGCCCAAGAACTGCATGACCGATCTAGACTCCGGAATGGTCTCGTAGTATTGTGTTTGAGCGGGCGCTAGATCAGCTATTTCTGAACGCTTTGGAAAAGTTGTCTGCAGCAATAATGCTAATCTATCATGCATACCATTAACAAACGCTCTAACATCATTGTAATCAAGATCCGGTATATTCATCATTACGAAATGAACGGTTCTTCTTAACATTGTTCCAATGAACGTTACAAGCTCATTAATTTTAAGCGGTCTTTCTCCCACCCCAACAATGAATTGCTCAACAAGGTGATATAGTCTTGTTTTATGAGGTTGCAATCGTTCTTTTTGCTCCTTTGAGAGATCTGACCAAGAAAGATGTAGCAACTGATTTATAGCTTCTTTATTCCGAAGCACATTGAACGTTTTTCTTGGTGTTTGAAAGACGTGCGATTGTTTTCCAGCTCCCTGGAATAGCATCATTTTTAAGTGAGGATCAAGGGGTTCAAGATATTCAACCTCAATCATATAGAGACCGTTATCTTGATCATATTCCACATCATACACTTTAAGAAGATGTTTGCTATCTTGCAGTTTGGATCGAAGAGCTTCGAGACGAAGGACCGCATTAACATCGTCGTGAGAAAGAGTGAATTTGAGAACGTGGTTCTTGTAGAGAAAGGTTTTGTTGAACACGCCCGCCCCAAGAAAACGAAGAAGACGAGGATCTCGGTTGAACTTGCGGGACGTTGAATGGATCATCTGATCGGAGATGTCTTTTGAATGAAGAGTGGATGGAGCTTTAGTATCAATATCTTCTGATGGTGTGAAGTCTCGTTGCGGCAGTTTCTGTGGTTTAATTCGCACAGTTTGAGCTTGAATTTGGAAGATGGAAGCGAATTTAAAAAGAAGCATTGGATGATGAAATGCGGGAATATTGAACGGTTATTGAAGGCCAGACATCTCTTTTATTCTGCGTACGATTGCATCTCGGTTCCAATCTGGTGGTGGCTCTCTAACTATCAATGCAGTACTAGAATGAAATACTTTTCTACTGCTAACGGTATCAAGATAATACGACGAGGTATCATAATCCAAATACTGTCCTCCAAATACAATCTCGTATAATGGAGCAGGAGATGCCAAATACGCTGAATTATGTGCCCAATCTCCCGGAAGTATATCCTCAACTGCTTTTTTATGCGTTCCACCATAATAGCGTTTGATTATCCAATTCATCATCTCTTCACTGGACCTTTTTATCTCTCCCTCTTCAAGAAGCATATCCATTAACACCTGGGAAGCTTCATCATTTTCAAGCGCTTGTTTGGCCAAATCTTTGCGCAATGCTTTTCGCTGCAAAAACTTCTTCCATTGTTCTTGATCAGCATCGTTCATTGGATCATTGGCCAATCGTTGAAATATAGCAGCTTTGAAGAAAAGAGACATTCCAAGAAGGATGCAAGAATATGGGCAAAAGAAAAAGGAGATGATTGCTCATCTCCTTTTCACTAAACTAACTTGTTAGTCAGTTATTAGATGGTTGTGCTATTGGCATACGCCCCATAGAACCAAAATACAACCTGGAAGAACTTCTGTTGCTGCAAGCTTGAAACCGAGCTTGATGGGCTATTAAGCGCAGCTACGAGATTTTGCGGGGTCGTGACGAGCGAACCGTTCGTCTCGAACTCTGCAAGTCTACCAATTACGATGCCACCAGTATTTTTACCCGTTGTGGTTGTTAACAACCCAGCCGATGTGTAATAGAGTGGCATGCCAACTGTTAGACCAGTCGTTGTTGGAGTAAGATTGGTTGTATCTACTGCGTCAAGTGTGACACCGTAAAGACCTTGCTTATCCCAAAGTGTAATCTTACCAGAACCTGTTGCTGTATGAGGTCCAAGTAAGTTAGCTGATGCAACAGTTGAGTTTGGACCATAAGCGGTTGTTCCAACTCCACCACCAACTACTGTTCCGAAAAGCGTTCCGTAGCCTTTGAGACCATCATCAGCGAGGAAAAATGGAGGAGCATTTGTGCCCATACCAGCCCAATCTTTGCTGACCGCTGGATCAACAAAACCAAGACCGCCTTCATTTAGATAACCATCATTTGGAACATCTGCTGCACCAGCACCAGCTGCTTGTGATTGAAGTTCTGCGCGCCATGTGCAAATTTCTCCGCCCTTAAAAGTAAGGGTTTCTGTTCCATAACCGTCAAACTGCCCGAGCGGTTGAGTGCCCGGTTGGTGTAAAATTAAAGCCATTGTATTATCCTTTTGTGTTTGTTAGTCTTTCATCTATTGGTCTTACAAATCTGTGAGACAAGTAAATATCTCTACTGCTATGTCCAAATATGCCTATTCGAATCAAAAATCGTCAACTATTTATTCCAAGCTCTTAAAAAACTCAAGCTCCTTCAAATTTGGTTTATGCCCCAAGAACTCAAAAAGTCCATCCATAAATCCACCGCTCTCTTTCTTTTCTCCGTCTTTTTCATCGCTTTTACCGATTGTTGCCTCGATCTTGTCTTGAAATCTGCCTTTCACTTCGTCAAAACTTTTAGCCTTGTCATAGTAGCTCATTAATGATCCTTTCAACGGATTAAGTGCATTCACTGCTGAAATGAAATCGTTTGCAATTAACCCCCAACGACCATGTAGCGCTTCTCCCGCCCATCCTGAAATATTTCCAATCCAACTTGGTTTGGTGTGAGTAAGTTGATACTCTCTATCGCTGAACTTATTAATCGCTGCAACAATCAGCGGGGCGAGCTCTTCCACCGACTTTTTGAAACCTTCAACGATTGTTTTTGCATTGCTTCCAATGCTTTCTTGTAGCTTTTGCAACTCTTCCGGATCGTTTAAACTGATTGGTTTATACGCCTCATCAACGAGTTGAAGAAATTGATTGGCGTATTTTGAGAACGTATTGATTTGTTTCTCGAGAATGTCTACTTCATGCTGAACAGTATCATCAACGTCGCTTTCATACCACGAATTTGTTTTCAGATCATCAAGCTGTTGAAGAGCGTTGGTGATGTTCTCTTTAAGACCGCGATTTGGATCATCTGCGTGTTGTTGCAACCACAAACCAGCTAATGCAACTACAATCAATCCACCAATAAGGAGCGGCGCTATTGCTTGTTTATGCAGCTCTATGCTGGGATTTAGGGCTTTTTTTTTACGTCCTCATTTGAGAGCTCTTCAATGCATTCATCAGCAAGCTTGCGAAGATCTTCTTTGCCCTGATTGTCCATGTCATTTGCAATACGCACAAGCTCCATAAGAAGTTCTTTTTGAGCATACTTGGTATAGTTAGGAATACCGTCGGTTGGCTTGTTAACAATGTTGATGGAGATAGTTTGTTGCTCGATATTATTTTCAACGAGACCATTAATCTTGTCATATGATGGCGCAATGATAACCGCTTTAGGATGAGCACTCTCCATAATGTTGTGCTTATATTTGAGCGGACTATCTGGTTTGACACCATAGAGCGCTTCAATGGTCGAAATATCATCCGAACCAACGCGAGGATGATCGTCTGACTTGTATTTCTTGAGCTCTTTGCTTTCGGTTTCTTGGGCAATTTTGACCAAGCCCTTTGCTTCTGCTATCTTTGCGTATTCGTCGAAAATTGTGCTCCGCATAGTATAATGCCTTGTTATTCGCTCTTTGTATAGTTGTTAACGATTGCTGATACGATGTCTATTTTGCGTTGAAATGGCTTTGGCATAGCGATTAAACCAGTTCCCGATGCAAACGAATTTCTTGCTCTGAATGCAGAAACTACTGATTGAAATCCGCTTGATGAACGCAGTTTATCCTTATCTTTTGCAAGTTGCGGATATGCGTTAAGTGTCCAAGAGAGAAGATAGTCTTCAACGTTTTCTATATTGCCCTTTTCAATCCAGATCGCTCCGGTGTCATTCCTATGTACCTCAAAAAGAGATCGTGGAACTGATGGAGACATTTCAAGTTTGGGTGCTTTAAGTTGCTCTTTACTGATTTGTGATCCACCACCTGTAGTATCTTCTTTGTCCTGTTTAAGAGGTTGCCCAGTAATTCCTGAAAGAAGCGCCGCGCCCGAAGCAAAACCAAGACTGATGAGTGCTGTTTTTGCAATCCAGGAAATGAGACGAATGAAAAACCCTGATAGTTTGCGTTTGAATAATCTACCAAGAAGCGCCTCTTTAACGATTGGATCCCGTTCCAATGAATGAGCGATTGCCTTAACTTCAAGTGCATCGTTCAAGTCCTTTTTGAATGATGTTGATACTTTCTGTTTGGCAATTTCGAGAAGCTTTGCTGTATCTTCTTCTCCTGTAAAGTGAGCATCGAACGCTTCTGATACTACGTTATTAACTTGTTGAGAAACCTGTTCTGGTGGTGCTTGATAAGACGGATTGGTTTCTCTAATCGAAAGAATTGACTTGACGATTGACACTATACCATTGCCAACAGATGTCCAAAATGGTTTCCAGTCAAAACCAAGTGCTTCCGCCACTGTATAAAGAACTGATAACCACCCACCGAATGGAAGAGCCCAAAGAATTTCGGGAGCAAAAAACGCTGCAATACTTGCAAGCGGATGTTCTGCATCATACTGATCGGATATGAAACTCTTGATATGATTGACAATGGTAGCGAGAAAACTGTCTTGCGCTGTTTTTTGTATCTCACCTTTGCCAAGCGCTTCAATGATAATGCAGTCAGCGATATATGTTAGCTCACCATTCATCTTGCCCCAGATCCAAAGTTTGGATTATATGAGTGCAATAATGATGCTGCACGACTAAAAGCACCAACATACGCTTCGCCAATCTCTACTTGTTTAGTTAGAACATCTTTACCAATCAACTGTGAAATCGATGGACTTGATGCAAGCGTTTTTAGAAGTGCATTGATGCTCAAACAAATACTTTGCATCTTGGATAGAAGAGCGATTGCAACATCAGTTCTATTGCCAGCGTAGTGCATCACGAAGTTATCAACGTTCTTCGCATCACCTGGCGAGAAGTAAAAACCCTCTTTTGCATATGACTCCGCTATCGTTGTCCAATCTGTTAGCTTTTCATTAAGCTGCCTATTCTCATTCTTGATAATCTCTGCATATAGACCAAGATCTCCGAAGCTTTGAACGATCTCTGGTGTTCCAAGCATCTTTTCGATTGTGCTAACGAATGTAAGCATCTTTGGAATGCTAATCATCTGCGATACAGGATCATATGGTAGTAAATTTACCGGTGATACGTTGGTATCTTTCATTGTCTCTTCAATTGTCTTTGGCGCCATTTGACCAGGAACTTGTTGAGACGGTGCTTGTGCTGTTCCTGTTGGTGATACAACCCCTGGTTCTGATACTCCTGGTGTTTTTCCAGGTGAAACTTGCTTTTGTTCTTCCTTCGCAAGTTCCGATCTAACCGCTCCCGGACGCATTCCAAGATTTTGGAACTCGACATCGTTAATCAGTTTATCAACAAGCTCTTGTAGATATAGATTGTTGGACGATTTTGCTTGTCGCTCAAATTGCTTCAACACTTCAAGAAGACCATTTGTATGGATGAAGTATTTTGGGTCCTTACTTGGGTATGGAAGATAACCAGCATCGATCATTTCCTCTTCGCTTCTTACAGGTCCTACATCATTATAGTTTGCGATAACTTGATTCCCGCTTTCGGTATGAGTAAATCCATTTGCACGAAGATAGTTAATGAAGTGTTCAAGAGTATCAAGATCTGTTTGTCTCGGTTGTTTCTTAACCGCTGATGTTGCTTGTGCAGAAAGACGATTAAGCATCTTATTGGCAAGCTGATAGTTTGTAAGCAACGTAGATTGATCTATTGCTTGCGCTTCTTTTTTGAGCAACTCGTTTACGAAAGCGTCATCAAATATGGTAGGTAGTCTCATTACTTCTTCCCTCCACCAAGAGTATTCGCTCTAACCGTTATTTCGTTTCTAATCTTGTCGATCGCTTTCATTACACTGGGACCTTCCCATGCATTTTGCCCATCAATCTGTATATTATTGGTTTTGAGATACGATACCAAATTTTGCATCGATGAGATATCATTGAAAGTTATGTAAGGAAAGCTCATGTCGGGAATTGGTGCATTTGATGAAACGAGAACGGAGGCCGCTTTATTTTCTTCTGGTGTTAATGTTGGTGTCTTATCTTCTGGAAGAACGCTAAACGACTTTCCAAGTGTATGCGGTGTATATTGGTGAGAAGCATCAATCAATGTGTCAATGAACTCATTCATTGATTGTCTCATCTTCGCAAGCAATGGTATCAATCTGTGCGCTCGGAGAATTTTATCTCGCTCCGATAATCCATTGGTATCTTCAAAAGACTTTGGAACCAATCTTTGCATTGCAGAGAAATCCCCGCTTGAAAAGGGGACCTTTGCACCAATTTTCTTTGCCAATGAGGATAAGGTATATGCAAACGGTATAACTACACGAAGCTTATCATCGGTAATCTTGTCCCAATTACCATCAACTTTGCCTTTATTAATTTCAGCACGCAATACTTCATAGTGTGGAACATCAAAACCTTGCTTGGTGGCGTCCTTGCGGCCCATCGTTGAATACTTATTGAACAAGAAACTTGCAAACTTGTTCTCTTGAATGGTTGCAAATCCTTTCCAAATCATTGATGAAAGAGCAACTAATTGTTTCTGCATCTCCATAATCGATTTGCTTGCCTTATCTTTTACGGTGGCGGGAGCTGATTGTCCTCCGGAAGATGGATGATAGGATCGTCCTGGTGATGGCGCAGAAGGTGGAGCAGCTGCTCTCGGTAAATCAACATTAGAATGCTTGAACATCATTATCCTTTAACTTGTTGAGCCCTTATCGCAGCGTTAAGTATTGTGTCGTGGTCTTTTTTCAGCATTGCTCTTAATGCCGCTATTGTGGTGACACTTTCACCCTTTGAAAATGTTGCTGATTGCCATTCAGGTAACTTCATAACTTCTGATACTGGCATAGTTTTCTTCAATGCCACCAGCTTGTTAGCTATGGCATTGTATTCATTTCTCTGTCGTTCTGCTACCATTAATATTTGCACAGTATTTGGTGTTGATTGTACCTTATCCAAGATTTCGGTTTGTATCTTGGATGCTGCTTCTTTAAAAATACCACCAATCCAGTCAGATGGTAAGTGATTGATGTGATAGCTTGCTGCTTCTTGATTTCCTCTAACAAGTTCTTCTGCTGACCACATAGCATTCAAAAGATACTGGAACCATACGATATAAGTATTGCGTGTCTTTGTATTTTCATCAGCATCAGAATTGAATTCTACTTTGCCTATCAGTATGATGATCTTGTCAAGAAGAAACTTTATAGCTTCCAATGTAGTAATGCTTGTATTCTTCTCAACAGCTTCTTTTGCTGATTTGAACTCTTCTTTGAAGATGTCCAACAGATCGCGAAGAGGCTTGAATGAATGACCAATCATTCCTATCGCAGCTGCATATCTTGTGTTCAAAATATTGGGATGAAGCTGTTGAAGTAATATGTCGCAGTTCTTTATAGCTCTATCCGCAACTTGTTTTGCTTTATTACGAGCGTCAGTAATTTTGTCTGCCCCTGTTGCTGGAGTTTCTTCAATCTCTTGCGCCAATACCACCTTACATTGCTGCACATAAGATGCAAGTTTTCCGGTTGGTGTCTTATGCATCACATCAACGATCTTCTTGTGTTGCGAAACGATTGTCTCAACATCTGCTAATGCATCAGACGCTTCACCCATCGTCTTATCGCCATCTGGATGAGCACGATCCACCAAATCTTCACCATCTTCATCGTGAGTGCGATACATATGCAGGTTCGTGGCTTGTTTTTCAAGTGCATTTGCTTGTTTATAATCGACAAACCGCTGTCCGAGATTTGAAGCGTATTTTTCCTGTCCATTTGCGTTCAAAAGAGAGCAAAGAGCAAGAATGTTTTCATCGAATGAACGCTTATACTTTGGTGTTAATACCTCCACCGCATCAAGGACCTGACCCCAAAATCTATGCTTCTCCTTATCTGGTTTGCTTCCGAAAGCGTCGTGCTCCATTCTGAAATACGATGCCATTTCGTGCGCTATTTGAGGTGAAGAATAGCGATCCATCAGATTACGTGCGATATCTTCCGGTGATTTTTTGTGCGGAAGAGAAGTCATTAAGTCAAGATGCTTAAGATCAGAGAATGTATAGACCATTAGCTAAAGCTCCGTTAAAATGGTGGTTATCAAGGAAATGCTGGAATATGCGGTTAGAGCCACATAAGTTGAAGTGATCCTAAAATTGGGCTCGGTGGAGCCATAACTATACCTACGGATGGGTAATTTGGAGCAGGTTGTCTTGTAGTAAATAGACCAAGTTCGCTAACAAAGAGATTGGCGTTTAATGGATACACTTGATTTGTTTCCAGTTGATCTGTTTCCAAAATCATTCGCTGATACCAAAAGCTAACGCGTCCAGAGCCTTGGGTTGAGTCATCGCCAATTATGTTCGGTATCTGATATGTATAACGAACATTGGTCTTTATCGCATTCGGTGTTCCAGTTCCCAAAAGATCGAAATTCAAGATCGTTCCAATTGGAAATACAACTACACCATTTCTTGGTATCAAGTGAACCGGAACTGGTATCGATATGAAACTTGAAGCAAGAACATTTGGGTTATTCAACTCGACTTTGATTTCAGCGGTTGTTATTAGTTGCCCAGCATTATTTGGAACACCAGTAGCTGGAACTACTATCGTTTCGTCCCAAGCAACTGCTGTAAATGCCTTAACCTTTATATCGTCAATTACGCCAAGAGGTGTAGTTCCATTTGAAACTGTTCCAACAACCTGATTACCTATTACTGTGGTTTGAAGAACCATTCCAGGCTGAAATTCCGCTGATGGATCGCAAGGCAGCGAATAAGGCAGTGAATTTCCCGTGGCTATTAAACGAAGCATCTAAAACCTCTATCTATACACATCATATCAACCTATATATCAGCACTCGATGGTCCTTACACGAAAAAAGCCGCAAAGCGGCTTTTTTCTTTCTCAATCATCTTTTGCGTTTGTTTTTACCAACTATCTCTTCGAGCCTTATTCCCACCAAAATCTGGCGTTTCTACTTCATCTTCCCACTCTTCCATCATATCTTGATCGTTAAGATCCCAACTATAATTAGTGTCATCACACATCGAACAATCGCATTCATCTTCGTGATCATCTGTTAAGCTCAAGTCATCAACATTAAATACCCAGCCTTTCTCTTTAAGATTATCGACCATTTTTTCGCTTGTAAGTCCACTTGTAGCTTTATCGGTCTTCTTTGTTTTTGCTGGTGCTTTTTTCTTTGTTGTATCTTTTGGTTTCTCGATTGATTTACTTTTGGTCTTTGGCTTCTTCTTTTTTTTTGCAGCAACTACCTCTAAAAGCCTCGTTGTTGCCTCTGCTTCTTTCATAAGCCCGAGATCATCAAATATTGAAGCCGCTGCATTTAAACAGTCCATTGCCTTATCGAAATCTGCGCTGATTTGTTTATGCGCATTTTTGATCAATGAACCTTCCATTGATGTGGCTATCTCATTTGAGAAATCGGTCTTTTTGAACATCACTTCTTTTCCGTTGACTTTTTGCTATCCTTCTTCTTTGCAGCTTGTGCCTTTTCTTTCTCTGTCATCTTCTTGTCTGACTTCTTTGACTTCTCGGTTGATTTCTTGCTATCTTTTTTGGTGCTTTTTTTCTTGGCTTTTGCTTCCGATACTTTTGAAGCAATAACAATTGCAACTGCTGCAAGCTTATCAAAACCAAGATTGTCAAGATCCTCGGATACTTTTAGAAGTGTCTCTATTACATTCGATGTTGCTTTTGCTGAATGCATTCCGGGTAAATCTGCCCAAGGCTTTGGAGGATCGCTATGACAAGAACATAGCCCTTTCTTTGCATTGACAGCACATTTAGCTATGCCACCGCATTTACAAGCACAAGGTTGTCCTTTACCTTTATCTTTGACATAGGTTCCGCCGCATTCAGCACAATCTGCTCCTTTTGCCTCAACCATACTTGCCGCTTCTTTTGTTTGAGAAGTTGATTGTTCAAGATCAAGCTCTATTTCGGTCTTTTGATCTTGATCTGATACCGTCTTAATTGTTGGTTGTTCGAAAGCAAGTTTTTCAAGGGTTGCTGCCTTTGAAAACATATCTTGATTACTTGTTAATGCCTTTTGCATATCTGATGCAATATCGGTTTTCCACATTGTTAGTTCCTTTCGGTTAGTATTTGCGACCAGAGAATGCGCGATCGAGTTCCGATTGGAAATCATTCGATTGTGGTCTAACTGAACTATCGTCTGTTCCAAGACCAACTTGTGGTATTGAAGCAGTTTTTGAAAGCGATGTTGGTGCATGCTTTGCAATGACGCGCTTCATACTATCAAAAGCCTCATCATTCCATTGCATAATCTCATCGACCTGCGCTGATACTGCAATTCTATCATCGGAAAGAAGACCGCGACGAACCATGTCATATGCAAGCTCATATGAACGAGCAAGCTTGATTTTGTATGTTTTGAGTTCTTCTTCTGCCTTTGCCTTCATTGTTTCAGTTGTAAGCATCTTTGCAAAGTCCGAACCTTCTTTACCGGCTTCACCATAATATTGTCTCCAATATTTGACGACTTCTGAATCAAGCCCTTCAGCGACAAGCTTATCAAGATCGCCAACACTTACTGAACCTTCTGCAATTAGCTGATCAAGACGCTCTGCTTCTTTGCGAACCTTTGGGGGCGCTTTTGCAACGTCCATCATTTGCTTATTGACTTCCACAACAGTCTCTACTTTACCAAGGCTGTCTGATGGTTTTGTATCAAGCTTGGTTTGACCATTTGCAAGACCCTCTGATTTATCGAGCATGTCTGTAAACTTGCAATGTGCCATGTCTTGCACTTCACCAGTTTCTTGTTTACCAGTTGCATCTGCTGCAAGTTTTGCACGATATGCTGTGCGCCCTTCTTTTGTGGTTAGATCGAATGACGCTGCTTTCATCGGTGCTCCTGGTGTTTGTGCTGGTGCTTTTGCTCCTGTTGGTATTTGTGCTCCGGGTGGAAGATCAACCATTACATCGTTTGTATCCATACGAGGCAATGTCTCTTCTGGTTCAAGTTCTGGAAGATCATCATGCTCGTCCTCTTCTTCGCCTTTAAGAGCATCTTCATCTTCATACGCATCCATCCCTTCACCTAATTCATGCATAGTATCAAACTCTGGTTCTGAATGATCATTGAGATCATCAATAAGGCCAACATCATCAACAGCATTTGCTGACGACATGTCAGATGATGACATATCATTAGCATCTGACTTGTCTTCTGTTGATGTTGAGCTTTCATCAGTTGAAGTTGTATCATTGGCGAAAGCAAGAAGCGCCTCTTCCTCTGCTTCTTTTGCTTTCTTAAGCAGGCCCATCGTGCCACGCATATACTTTTGATACGCTTGCTTGAGAGCTCTTGCATCAGTAAGTGCTTTCTTCGCATCTTCAAAAGCATCTTCTACGATTGTGTTGATGTAATCCTTATTGATACCTGCTCCAGCATCAACGATGTTTGCAATAAGTTCGAGCTCTTCTTTGTGTTCTGTAAGTTCTGCCACTGACTTCTTCATTCCTGACATAAGACCCGCATTGAGTTCTTTACGCATTGTATGAAGTGGCATAAGCATTTTGCTCGCTGCTTTTGGAAGAGCTTCAAGGTTCTCTTGCATATCGCCCATTTCAGCTTGTTCACCGGTAAGCTCTTTAACTGCTTCCGAAAGATCCGAAGCATCATTCTGAACTTGTTCCGCAAGACGAAGAGCGGTCTCTTTTGGATCTCCCTTTCCACCTTTATCTTCTGGTTTGCTTTCCAACATACCAGCATCCAAAGGAGGGGCTGCGTCCATTGCAGGAACGGGTCCTGGACCGGTTGCGTCAGGTGGTGCTCCTGGCATTGCGCCTGGACCAGCAACTGCTTGACTCTTCTTGTAGATTGACGCTGCTTTTGCAAAACCCTCATTACGAATCTTGTCAAGAAGCTTCGTTCCAAATTCTTTGGTTGCAATCACATCGAAAAGCGCATCGCTTCTACCACCAGAAATCTCATTGACCGATGCGGTGAAGACCAATTTCTCGCCTTCATCATTCTTCGTGAATACTTGCCACGCACTATCACCTTGATTATCTGTTCCATCTGTGTTTGCAACACGAACAAATTTTGCTTTCAAAGAAGCGCGTTGAAGCATTTTCTTACGCTCAAGCTCATCTTTCTCATCTGCGGACAGTGGACTTGGATGAAGACCGTCAACATCGCCAACATCGGGGAATGGTTTTTGACCAACCATTTGCTTATCTTCTTTAAGACGTAATTTATTTTCGAGGGGGTCGATATCATACTTCACTTTCTTGGGCTCTGGTTCATTTACACCACCGCCACCCAGCCAATAGCCTTCTTTGTGCTGACTCATTAAGTTCTCCTTAGCTTTTTGTAGCGCTGCGTCCCGACGGAGTTTGCGTTGCTCTTGTTCCGCACGGGCCAACATTTTCTTGCGTTCAAGCTCATCTTTCGGATCAACAGATGCTGGCGATGGATGCATTCCATCAACAGAGCCTACATCAGGAAAAGGAGGTTGACCGTTCATTTGCTTATCCTCTTTGATCCTACACTCTTCATTTTTAGGATCAACGGGATATTTCTTTTGTCCCGGAGTTGGTTCGTTAACACCACCTGCGCCTTGAAAATAAGCCGATTTATCCATTGGTACACCCTTGTCAGACATAGTTTCCTCTTTGAAGTTATTCAATACAGTTTCCAAATTGCCAAGCTTTTGCTCCATAGCAAGCTTTAAATTATTCAGTTCTACTAACAATGCCTCATTATTCAATGCGTTATTATTCGCTGAAAATCGTTCCGGTAGGTTAAGGCCAAAAGATTGGTTAACCTCATTATTAGGTTCCGCATATGTTCCAGATGATTGACCGTATGGAGCTTGAACGGTTTTTTCGGAACTTTCTTCTTGTTCAATGACACTCTTTAATTCAGCAAGCTTATCGGAGGCATTTTTCAAGTCGTTTTCAAGCTCTTTCAGCTTGCGTGTTTGTTCTTCGTTCAACGCGCTATGATCGGATAACTTGGTGAATTCTTTTTCTTGATCGGAGAGACGTGAGTGAATTTGATTTGCTGCGGCGATGATAGTGCGAATTTTGGCTTTAGTATCAGCAGGACTCGCAACAAGGCTAATTTCCAGTGGAGAAAGCATTTCATTGATCTCTCCATAGCAAGATTTTGTGCGCATATGAACACAGAAATCACGTTCAGTGCGAGCACGTTGTCCGCAGTCATAACATTGCGCGATACCAACTGCCGTTCCCATTGAAACTGAATTTTTGTATCCCGATGTAATTCCTCTTGCTAAATCTGGATATGACACCTTATCCAAAGCGCAAAGCCCAATAACCCTCTTGTGCTTTCGATCATAGTATGCGTCAAGTATAATGCCACGAATTGCATCAACATCACTTGACCGATGGTTTACACATACTGGTTTCCCCACGAAATCCTTAAAGGATTGTAGCAACGCTTCTTCCCTAAAAATATCGCCGTTGTTATTTTTGTATGGCTTGACGCTTGGATCGTTGCACACCCAAAATAATGACTCATCTTTCTTTTCCCAATGTGCATTAATTTGTTCGCCAGCTGAAGTTAATTTTCTCGAACCGTCAGGATTTACAAGCGCGGCTTCCGCGGCGTGCATGAAAATTGCTGAGAAGTAAAGGAACTCGTCAGCTTTCGGAGCGATACGTTTCAGTGTTTGCGCAAACTTCGAAAATCGTTCATTGATATCAGCATCAGCAAATACCGACTCAACAGATTCAATCGAATCAGATGTCAATTCAGTTAATTCCCCTATCTTGATAAAACCGGTCCTCATTAGAATCCTCTTATGATCAATGCCTTACTACGATATGCCATAGTATTCATACCTTCTTCCAAGATCTGTATTTCTCTATATCAACGATGTTGCTATAACTTACTCCAAACCTTTTGGCAAGCTCATGTCTCTTGATTCCATCATTCAAAAGTTTCCTGATCTCAACAACATCTTCGGATGTTAGGATTGCACGACCATTATTTTCACCTGTTCGCGCAATAGAAAGCTTCTTCAATGTTTCAACTGATGGACTCTTTCCCCAGTTTGGATTTTTGTCTCCCATTTTAGCTTTCGCTATATTAGCACATGCTTCCTGACTCATTTTTACTCCAAGCATTTTACCCATTAGTGTCTTGGATATTTTTGCACGCACATTTTCTGGATGATGTTTACCAAACATAGGATGATCTTCACCCTTTTTTCCAACACCTCTTGTTCCATCTCCACCATCAGTTATGTTATATACATTCTTCTTGCCAAGAAACTTTCTCATCTCGTTGATCCAAAACATCTCTGATTGATTGGCTTGTTCATCAGTATCAACAATCTCGATTGTTGTAAGCTCAAATTTGTCTCTACCATACTTTCTGATTGCTGCATCAATCCCGGCCTTTTTGTCTGAACAACAATGTTCGCTGTTCCTTCTTTGCACATTATTGGTCTGACCAATATATACCTTTCCATTCACTTTGTTCTCGTACAAGTAGATATACAACATCAGTTCTTCTTTGCCTCTTCCACAATCACGCCCTCTTTCTTCTTTTCAATCTCTTCAACCAGATCTTGCATCTTCTCACCAGCATCTTTACTTACTTCTTCCGGGACAATGGCACCATCAACTATCAATATCTGCTCCGCATCTCCTGTTTTTATAAACATCGTATTCTCCTATATATCACTGCAATAATGCGTGTTTATCCATTTACGCCTTTCAGTTTTTCATTTCTCTCATTTACAAGTTCAACTGAAAATGGTAGCTTTTGCTCAACTTTTTCTTCAAGACTTTCTGACACGGCATCTGTCCAATTTTGCGCTAATATATGCGTTATAAGATGATCCTTTATTCTATCCTCAATTATTTGCTCCAATTGGGCAATTTCCTTCTTGATGTTTTCAACTGCCTTAACAATTCCCTGCGTAAATTCTTTTGCCTCTAAATTGGAGAATAATTCAATGCATCTATTAACTTGCTTTTCAATATCTCCAATTGAAAGAACGAATGACTTATTGAGTTTAATGACTTGTGTATCTGTAGAAAATGGTTGAAGTGCAACGAAACATTTGAAAGCAATGCGCTTCAATCTATTAAAGTTATCAGCCATCTTATCTCGATATCGCCTTAATGCAGCTCGAACTTTAAAGATCTGTTCTGGTGCTATATTAGGATTATCTTTGAATGGAGTATAGATCAAATCAAGATGAGAATTGCACTCCTTCATTACCTTCAATAGGTAATCAAAACGCAGAAGTGCCTTATTTGCCCTGTCTTTATCTTCATCAGGAACTTCATATGATAGTTGAACGGCATATATTTTACGTGCGTTTGCCATATAGGAAATGCCTAAATATAACCTGTGCCTACATAACTCGGACCAAATCCCATCATACTTGATGGTATGCTTTCATATTGACCTGATTGTGGAATTGATTTTCTCTTATACTTTGATACTATATCGCTATTATCTAAATGATAATCTACATCCGAACTGAATTGCTCATTTGGATAAGAACTTGGATAATCATTTACTGATGCATATGGAAACTCTCTAACACGATAATCAGCATATGGAGACCAAGACTGTTGCTCAAATGGGCCTAATGTATAGTCTTGGTAGTCCGAAGGATATTCGCGCTGATTACTAACTATATCATATGCATCATTGTGATCTTGCCTATCTTCACAAGCTTGGTTAAGTATTTGAAGATACAACTGTTTGAGTTTATGCGGAATACCATCTCCAAAACCAAGACTATAAGCTTCTTTCAACGCCTTATCATATGACCAACCATCGCTTTCACATCTGAATAATGCAATAGCAAATCCAGTGCGATCGCGTCCATAAGCGCAATGAAGAAATGTTGGCCCATCTTTTAACAGCAATGTCGATATATCGTGCTTAAGGAAATTAAGCAGCGAACTCTTCTTATTGATATCAATAGGGAGCATAACGTGTTTAATACCAAGAAGCTTGCATACCCTATCAATTCTTTTACCTGCAGTATAATCAAGAGAGATAATCTTCTTTACACCGAGATTGCGATTTAGAAAAACAACATCCTCAATAGATGGAGCACTTCCACGAAATACTCCGTCCTGCACTTTTTTGAACCGATGTATCATTGTAGATAACCCACAATCGTATTGATAACATTACGGATATAACTTGGGTTATGACCCATTAGCAAATTCTTAATGAGCGTAATCGCTTGACCATACATCTGTCCGCCCTTAACTTTTTTTGCTCCTATATCGTACTCGTTTAAGTAGTAGAGCTTTCTCTTCATCAAGTCTATTGTATGCTTACGCTTTTCTGGCTTTGCTCGACTTAAAAGGAAACTAACCAACTGCGCAAGTCTTTGACCAGCAAAAAGAGGATCTCCAAGATTTAATGCCTCTGCTGCTTGCTTAACCATTGTTTGTTCTTTGGATGCTACGCTTTCAATAGCTTTTTCAAGAGCTTCTTGTTCTGGGCTATCTGAATTAGCTTCGTATGCCGCATCAAAAGACTTCTTGAACTCCTCTTGGAATTTGCACATTGCCTCATCATCATTTTCTTTCTTCATCTTGCGCATTATTGCAGAATAACTATTGTTATCTGATGCTTTCTTCTTGTGCTTCCAAAATTCTATACTGCGTAATCTTTTCACTGCTTCTTGTTTGGTTTTATATCGTCCAAGAATTTTTCCCTTCTCCGACTTTACCGCCCACTGTCCTCCTGGAAGTTTGACAATGAATGCAACTTTATTGATCTGATTGCATAGCTTCTCAAATATGAAGGTATCGTTTTCTATTTGAGAAGAGTAAGACATTTATTGACCTGTTTTCGAGACTAATGCTCTAATTTTTGGAGCATCATTAACACTCAAAAAAATATCACCAAGTGATCCTTTGCCATCAAGTTCTGTCATTGCACGAATTTGGAAGCTGTTCAAGAATACCCTGTTATCTTTACGCAGTTCCTTTGTTTTCTTATCCACATAATAACATTCGAGAACAATTACTCTATCAAGAACATCTACTAACTTCCCTATCACAACACAATTTTGTGGCTGTGAATAGTCATCAAATTCAATGGTCTCAAACTGATCTCCGATGTAGATCTCCAATAGCTTACCTTTCATTTTAGTAAGCAGTTCATCCGAAAACTTTTTTAGCTCTCCATTCGTATGTGCTGCAAATGCTTCGAATGGATTCCCGCTATCTCCGTTGTTAGTTGCCATTTCTGTCCTTCAAAAATAGTGTGTGGAACTTCGTGTAATTAAACTCCGCTACCTTTATGCCTAATTCTTGATAGTGCGGAACAACATTCGGTGTAATGAGGGTAATTATTTTCACTCCACCAATTTTCTTTGTTGCATCCTTAAAGACATTTGAAAGTGTACCACAAACTTTTCTCACTTCATTTAGCTTGTTTGAATAGCATACAATCTCTGTTCCATCGCCATTTGAATATGTTTCTGACTTGATATTAAGCTCTTCTTTCAGTGCTAATGATAAAACACGCGCAAATTCAAGCTTGGATGAGAAATCTGAACCTGACCCTATAGATATAAGAAGCTTATCCCTTGTATCATTCGCAAAGGTGTCAATGTATTTATTGAGGTATGTCATTAGTTTATCAACAAGAACATCTGAACCATCACTTGATTGTGGGATCTCTGCTGGTTTTTGTTTGGTTTTGGATAGATCAGACACTGTTCCAGGACCCGCCACTTCATTTAATCGTTTAAGCATCGATTGGAAACCAGCGCTTCTTGAACGCGCCATCAACGTGCTTGAAAGATCTCCAACTGTAATTGCTCCCTTTTTTCCGTGATCAAGTGTTGTATTCCACTCATATGCCTGTCTTTCTTTTGGAGATGAGGCATCTTTTGCAGCAACAATTACATTAGCATTTGCTGCTGGATCTGTTCCTTTCCATCTATGAAGCGTAGCGGGAAAAAAGTTTGCGTGCTGATATTGAGTCGCTGATGAAAATGGCCTTCCACCATTAACTCTTTGATTGGTTTTTACGAGTCTCTCAACATAGTCTAACTGATCTTCTGCTGGTTTGAACTTGAAGTTTTTGATCTCATCTTTCGAAAGACCCATACCTTTCAGCGTAAAATCCATAAAGCCAAGAAGACCTTGAGCGCTTGCCTTTGGGTGTTTTGCCGCTGGATTGACACCGCTTTCAAGATACATCACCAATAACAAATCCCTTGGGTTCATGCCAAGACGACCGCTTACTTCGTTGAGTTTGGTGAAGAAGCGATTTGACAACATTACGAGACCTTAAAATTCCGTTGAATTGTGCGAAGGGATAGTATACCAGTTTTGAGCGAAAGACGACAAAGTATTTTGAGCGTAGCTTTTCCAATGATTGACGGATCTATCTTCGAAAAGTCTATGTAGGAATAGACTTCAAGCTGACGATCATTTGTGGCATCTTCCGCTGGATGATTATATAGCACGATACCTCTTACAACGGATCGTCTAACTTCATCGATGATCTTTTGCTCAAAATTTGGCGGAATTATATCTGGTTCCATATTGAGATCATACAATCTCTCACTAACGATACCGGTGATGTGATGAAATGATCCCACCGTGACCCTAATGTTATTTGGCGTGATTGCTTGAAGAAATGGAAAACTGGAAAACGGTCTATCAACGCGACCTTCTTGTATGTTGTGCTGAGGTGGCCCTCGTCTCTCGCGTTGAGGAGGGCTCAAACTAAAGGGGGCGTTTCTTCCTTTTCCTCTTCTTCCTTTTGCTCTTGCGGTTTACCTTTTAAGAAGTCAAACACACCGGCAGTTTTATATTCTTCAACAATACCCTCTGCTATTGCAAGAAGCTTCAAACTCATTTCGGGATCTTGATCTTCCATCGCTTCCGAATGATCAAGAATTTCAAGCACCATTAGCTCTGGATTTTCTTCCTCCGCAAAAATCTCCAAGCGCTCCAAGAACTCTTGATTTGATGCTCCTTTTTGCTTTTCAAGATCAAGTGGCATATTTTCATCCGGTGTTTGTTCGACCATTGTTTTTGGCAATAGGTTTGGTAGATTTTGAGGTTGATACATTAACGTCTCCGGTTTGTTGCCCATCATGCCGGGTTCTTTAAGAGGACCGGTTGAAACTTGTTGTTGAAGCTGTTCTCCTAATGGTTTTGCTTGCTCTGTTAATCTTTGTTGCATCTCCGCTTGTTGTTGCGCTTCCATCTGTTGTTTAGCAGCATCTTCTTGTCTTTGCTTGATTTCAAGCTCTTTCTTTTTCTCCGCAACTAACTTCTCATGTTCCTTTTTCAACGGAACAATGCGTCCCTCATAATACTTTACGAACTCCTTATGGTATCCTGCAAATTTCTCAACAAAACCTTTTGACAAAGCGGTGTACTGATCAAGACTTCTTTTAGCAAGAGCACTTGCCAATTTTTTGAACGTGGAAAGCAAGAACGCAACAAATCTCTCAGATCGCTCAATCATTATCAAGGTATCTCTTTTGAGATCCTTCAAGAATGCAACGGAGAAATTTCGCTCCAATACCTTCATAGCTTTTGCACGTTCATTCGTTAGATTATGAACTACATCAGAAAGAGGATCTGTAATTTTGAACCACCAATCAGATAGACCAGCTTGTTTTTTGAGCGATGCACTGACTTCAATATTGTCATTAGCTTCTTGAAGATCTTCAAGCTGAAGCTCGCGTGTCGGATTGTATCCGAATAACTGCTCCTTCTGATCATCATCAAATTGATCAAGTAGCACTTTGAAGTTTTTCAAGTCAACAGTATTACGGAAACGCTCAAGCTCCGCTGCTATGTAGCGTGCGCGTTCGTGAAATGATGACAATGCAGCGGCACAAGAAAGATAATCACGTCTACGATAGTATTGCTTTGCTGAACGAAGAAGATTGCGAACATTCTCCGCATAACCTCTAACCTTCTCATCAGCTTTGCGAAGATGCTCCATTGTCTTACCGAATTCTGGATTAAGCCTCTCAATTAAGCGACCAGACAAATTTGCCTTCTCATGCAAATGGTTCCAAAATCCGCGTTCTTGTGCCAATCGTTCCATCAAAATCTCCTGATATCAATAATGCAGAAATATTGGTTACGCTGGAGGCGGTGTTCCACCGGTTGGACCAGGTGGTGCTCCACTTGGTGGCGGAGGTGGTGGCATACCTGGACCGGGTCCTCCAGGTAATGGCGGAAGCCCTCCAGGGCCTCCCATGCCCATATCCATTCCCATTGGAGGTGCACCTGGCGCTCCTGGTAAAGCTCCAGCTTGATCTGCATAAGGAGATGATCCTGGAAGTGGTGTTTCCGCAATCTCTGGAATCTCGTCTTCCTCCGACATAGCTCTTAATTCATTCAATGCCATACGATCAAGAGACATCGTTTCCTTTTTGCGAACTGCTTCCATAATGTCTTCTTTCTTGATCTTTCTTCGTTCTTCATCATAATCAAGTCCTAATGATCTGTATAATGTTTGATGAGACACTTTCTTTTGATCTCCTGCTAACTGAATAAGCATATTGATATACTCACTTGTATCGAAAAGAGACATGTGATTGAATTCTACTTCCGGTATGATTAGTTTCTTTTCTCCATTCTCATGCTCATAGAACTCATTAAGCTTTGATATCGGGGCAAAAATTTTCTTCTTCAACCAAGCTGCCATCATATTACGGAAGCTCATATAACGATCGCGCAATACTTCAAGGGACACTCCTCCATTTGCGTATGTTATATCACCCCCTCCTTCCATAATAACTTGCGGCACCATAAGTCCAATATACACTTCTTTCAGTAGCTGGGTAATATCTCCCGATGTATCGTAGATACCTTGGTTCCATCCAATACGCTCAACGGATACTCCGGCGTGAGTGAAGATTTTAAAGTTAGGATCACCCTCTGCGTTCTCGAACACATTTCTCCACGCTTCCAAATCAGCTTGCAATGGATGCAAACCTTCGGGTCCATCGGTTCCAACTTTCACAATCGTCATCGGATTGATCATTGCTTGCGCTTGAACGAATTTTGCTTCTCGGATCGTATCAAAGATCATCAGCTGACGAAATATACAAACCGGTAGTCCAGTTCCTCTAATCTCGTATGGGCTAATCTTCCTTGCAAGATGCGAGATGTAGAAGTTGTCCAATGGTATATTCTCACCACGCTTAACGTGATCAATTATTGTCTCGTTTAACTGTCTGCGCTGTTCTATATCGGATGGACGATTTGAAAAGACAATACGACGAAGATTTTCATCTGGACGAAGCATTATTACTGGTTCATTAGCAATGACCGATCGTTTGACTACTATGTAATCAGGATTCTGTATTATAAGGCGCGCCCACTTCGCCGTTCGTTCATCAAGCTCTGCATATACGAAAGCCTCTCCAAGCAACCAATATTCTTGGGCAACTTGAATGCAAACATTCATCAGATCAATTTCCTCAATCATATCGTTGAAGAATTGTTCAACTTTCTTGTTGCGACACTTGATGGTTAGTTTTGAAATTGGATATGTTGAGTGAAGATTGATTGCATTTTGGACTGGAGCTTGTAGAGCAAAAAAACTTCTGAGCCAAGAATTTATCGTCGCCCGATCGCGCGGAAGGTTCATATTGGAATTTAGCCATAACGGACTATAGATCCCATTAATCTGTCTTACCGTATTATCAGAGCTACCTCTCCATTGTGATCCAACTGTATTCTGTTGTGTTGATTGCGCACTCTTTTTGATACCGGAAGCTACAACATTTGCTGCTTTTGAAGTTCCCTCATCATCATATGAACGACCAGAACCATCTCTATATCTTCCTTGTTTAACTTCACCTTCAAGTGAAGCTCTACGATGTTCTGATACTGCTTTATACATCACTGGCGTTACTGGGGGAACGAATTTGTTTTCAGTCATCTAATCCTCTTAATATCTCTATATATCAACGTAATTTGGGGCAGTATCCTAAAATTGCCGGAATGCCTTCTTTTTTCTCCGTTTTCATCAAAGAAGGGTGCTTAATCTTAAACCCGTTCGATACATAGAACTTCATAGCGATGTAGGCATTTAAAAGCGCACTGAAACCATCAGTATGTCCTGACTTTACATAATGAGGCTGAACATCGCCAGTTCTTGATATTGAAGGTTTGATCTCAAAATTCACGCAATGCTGCAATAACCACGAAATCTGCTCAAATGAACCCAATGGAAAACGAACATTGCCTTTCTTCATTTGCTCAAACATATCAGCGATCCAAAAATCTTTCTCGAACATTATGGTCTTTGGAAATACTTGATCTGCGAATTTGATCTTGTCATTTACACGAGGAAGAGCATTTGATGAAAGCATCTTCATTCCGTATTCTGTTTGCAGTATCTCGGAAAGATCTCTCGTATAACCCAAGTCAATAACACCAAGATTAACACTGTATTTGCGCATAATCTCATCAATGATACCCTTTTTGGAAGTAAGATCATTTCGTTTGAATTTGGTAGCGAATTCAATGGACATTCGTTGAGGACCGGTCATCGCAATAACAACCGCTGTTGAGTATGATTGACCTTTGTTTCTAACTTTGTCGCTATCAACAAGGTTTTCAATGTCAGCTTTCTCACCAATATCTATACCGAGGAAAACGAGAAGATCCTCTGCGGGTGATATTGATGCACGGAATTTTCTTTCTGGATCCCCGCAAAGCTCGCGAATTTGATCGGGTGTAATGATTGCGCTTTCACCGTGATAAAATTCACCAAGGACTTCATTTTGATATGCGCGCTCTGTATTGATTGCAGAAATGCCAGGTTTTTCAGAGAGAAGCTTTTCTTTGGTGATATGTGGCATATAAAGCTGATTGATATGAAACCCCATGAATTTAGCGTCCGACTTATCTTTTGTCGATATCCATTTTCCACGTTCAGCAGCATCCCTTTTATCTTGTTCAAAACCACAATGTGTGCAGCGAACTATAAATCCGTAAAGCCAAATATCTTCCCAGTCATTAGAATTTGGGGTGTAAAGCGGAAAATGCTTTTTGCACTTCTCACAACCAAGGTAATAGTACTGTTGTGTTGAGTTGTTCCATATATCGTAGAACATTGAACCCCTTTGTAATGGTGTTCCAAACATTACCTGAACTCCACCATTTCCATATTGAGCCTGCATCATCGTCTTCAACGCATTACTCATCGCTGTTGAACTCATTTGTTGCACTTCATCGAAGAAGATAATATCTACGGTTTTACCACGAAGTCTTGTGGCATCTATACCAACACTCTCAATCCATATATGGTTGTTTCCCTTGAATTGTTTGAACTGTTGCGATTCACTGCCCTCTTCATCGAGAAGAAGCTGCATACACGACTTTTGCTTGCCTTTAATTGGTTGTTCATCAGGAACACTTGATCCTGATATCATTGCTGCAAATTTTGTTTTGCTGTATGAGAACGCAAGATCAAGAAACGGAAACGCATGTATGATACGAATTGGAGGACGACCATTGAAACCAAAAATACCCGAACCAAGAAAATACATCTCCATAGCAGATGCGCAAGTTGTCATACCAGTTTGACGACTTTTACATACTGCAATTGGAAGGCTGTCTTTTTCCAATGCCTTAACGCCAATACATCGATAAATCTCTGCATATGGCTTATATCCATTCCCATGAATACGGAATGGCTTTCCATCGAGCGTAAGATGTTTCTCGACCCAATAAACGGGATCGAGTGCAAGCAACTTGTCCTTAATCGTATCTAATAGCGAAGCTTCCATATGTAATCAATGCGAAAATATAGGGAGAAGCTACTTGTAATGCCCCATCATTGTTGCACAAGGTTCGCACTTTTCAGGATTATCAACGTCATGGCCACGACGTGCTGGGCTCCACAAAAGCTGATGATTTGCTGCCGCAAACAATTTCAGATCATCATTCTTTGCGCCTAACCATCTGAATGTAATCACATCATCTCTGAATGGACCTTTATTCGGCCCCAGTATCTTTAACGCCTCATTTTCCAGTCCGTGCTCCATCATATAATCACCCAGCACTTGGCGTGCTTTATCATCATAATCAATAAACGCTTTATGAGCGAGCTGCATAATATGAGGTGGGAATTTATTGACTGATGCTTGTTTTACCAACCACTCAAATCGAGATGCTTGTTTATTAAGTTCATCATCCAATAAATCAGCGTTGTAAAACCTTTGGCACACACCGCATACACCCTTGTCGTATTCGTGCCCATATAGATTGTGTTGCCCGCGTTTCTTGTCGATATGATGTTCAACCGTTTGATACAACGGAAAATCTTTGGCATGCATTGCTAATAGTGCAAGCGGTTCAATGCTACCAACTCGCAAATCATGAGCCTCATCATTCGCACCATTATCTTCAAACCAATCTGCAATGACTGCGCGAGCCTCTTTGTCGATTATTGCTTTATGCGCGACATCAAGAATATGTCTTGGAATAAGCACAACTTACATCCCTTGACGATTTGGATTGCACCCACCGAACGGATCATTGTCCTTTGCAAGGTTATCATCAACCTTTACATCTACCTTACCAAGCTGAAGATCTTCTTTCATTGCATATGGGGAATTCTGTCTCTTCTCCGTTATCTTATCGTTGATATAGCGCTTTATATCTTCCGGAAGATCATTTGCTTCGGGAAGATTTTCCTTCACCGATTTCAGTTTTAGCAGGTCGTGTATTACCGCTTCAATAGATGTTCCTGGATGTGCATCAACATAGTTATCAATAAATGTTTTCAGCTCCGGGATCTTGGAAAAGACATCTTCCTTGGTATCTTGCGCTTGCTTAATCTGTTTGAGATATTCAGTAAGTCCGGTGCGTTGCTTAAAATTTTCAACAGCTTCCTGAACTGTCGAAAACTTACCTTTATTTCCCAGAATGCTATTGATCTGATCGTATATAGAATTACTATCAGCTTTTGTTGTCGTAATGGCCTGTTGACTTTTTGCAAAGTCATTTAACCAATCTGGAATAATTTCAGAACGAGAAAATGAGCCATTATCTCTCGATATAGTTGATAATGAACGTGCAGTAAATTTTTTGTCATTAGCCATACAGGAATGCAAGATTATTGACCTAATAACTTGACAATAGTATCGCAGATGATATATTATTATGTAGGAAGTCATAAAATGAAATCTAAAGAATGCTCAAAATGCCATGTAGAAAAACCAGAAACAGTTGAATTTTTCAGAATGAGAAAACGCAAAGATAAAGAAGGATTATTCTTTTTGGCGTGTTGCAAAGACTGTGAAAAAAAGTATGATGAAGAATATAGGGAGAAAAATAAAGACGCAATTAATGAACGTAAAAGAAAATCCTACCATAAAGATCCGAGTAAACACGCGATGAGTTCAAAAAAATGGCGCCAAAATAATCCAGATAAGGTTAGAAATCGTAATGTAAAATGGAGAAAGGATAATCCGAATTATGGTTTGCAATGGTTAAAAGATAATCCAGAAAAAGCAAACGCAAGTTCAAAAAAATGGAAGAAGAATAATCCAGATATGGTTAATGAATATAGTGCCAAATGGAGAAGTGATAATCCGGATAAAGTAAGAGCAATGAGGCGGAGGGCCGAAAGAAAGAGAAGAGCAACGGATCCTGCATTTAGACTTCGTAGAAATGCATCAAATTCAGCATATAAAATGCTCAAATCTCGTGGATTAGACAAACAAGGAAAATCTATGCTTGATCACGTAGATTGGACACCTGAACAATTTGCTCAACACATAGAAAATCTTTGGTCTCATCCCGATAATCTTGATGAGAATGGTAATATATGGATGAATTGGGATAATCATGGAGTGTATAATCCGAATATAAAAACTTGGCACGTGGATCACATAAAGCCACATTCAGATTTCTATTACCTATCACCAGAAGATCCGACATTTAAGGAGTGCTGGTCTCTATCAAATTTGCGACCGTTAGAAGCAAAACAAAACATATTGGATGGTATCAAAAGAACTCGTCATATCACCAATCAAGAATAGTATTGCGAAGCATAATCGCCCTTACCATCACTTACGTCCCATTTCTCTTTACTTTCAGGTGGGAATAAACGATCACGACGAACAAAATATCCCATATCAGAAAGAAGTTGTGTTAGCTCTATTTGCTCTCTTTTGGAAAGATCATACTCTTTTACTTGATGCGCATACATATTTTCTATGTCGTGGCCTCCTGAAACCATTCCGTTGATCATTGTTCGTGCAATAGTTGAGATTAGAAGAGGAACGGTTACAATTATACTACCTACGTGAGTTTGCTTGGCTTCTTTTACTATGCCAGCCTTCTCATCAGCGCTATGCTTATATTGCTTCATCAAGTTTTCTTTTGCTTTCTCCAATCTTGGAAGTGCATCATATATCTCTCTACGAAGAGCTTCAAATGCTGCAATATCTATCTTACCGAGATAATCACCAGAGATCATCTTTGACATCTCATTATCAACTCGTTTGAGATATGAAAGAACTCTCTCAATCCCGAGTATTTGTTTCCCATCGTGTCTTGGAATTTCTTGCAGTCTTGCTTTTGCCCATTCAATTGCGCCATCTGGTTTGACGGATTTTGTATCCCAAGGATCGGCAACTTCCAATGTCGATACATCGTTCTTATCTTTCTTTGTTGTCTTTTCTTCAACTTCAATATCACTATCAGTTGATACTTCGAGAGGAATTTCAGCATCCGATCCGGGAAGTGGTGCAAGCTTAAATACAACCTCCGTTTCTTTTGGTTCTTGATGAAGCTCAACCACATCTTCCATATCGGGTTTCTCTTCATATAGGATAACCTCATCATCCTTGCCAAGATCTTTGAGATCATTGATTTCCATCATATCCTGCGCTGATTTATATAGAGCCATTGTTAGTCCTCGTTGCAATGCCAAAATATGGGTATCTTACGCCTTTTTGACCATCTCTTCAAATAATGAAGCCATTTGATAAGTGTTGTTATATGAGTTTGTGGTGGTGTTGGGATTTTCTCCGATATAACCACCATAATAACCGGATGGGTATGCAAAAATACCTTCGGAACCGACCTGACCATACATATTGGAATATGCTGGCGCTGGTGTAAATACATCCTTCCTTTTCTTCATCTTTATTCGTTTTCGAAGCTTTCGCTTCATAAACTCTTTGAATTCCTTAAACTCGCTTCCATCTCGTTGATGATTTTGCATACGATCAAGATCTCTATCTCTATCGATCATCACTCCTGTATTACCGTATTCATTGAATGGATACATTTGCTCATTGTATGATTGACTGCCCGCAAAATAAGCATAGCTATGCAACTGGTATTGTTCAGCAAAATAGTTAGGCTTTTTCATTTCGCCTTCTCTTGCACCAGGTGCATTTTCTTGATCCCATCGAGTATCTTCTTGCGCTTCTTTCGTCGTTTTTTCCTAAACTCGGAAACACTTTTAACTTTGCCCTCGTTCATTGCGGAATACATTCCCTCACCGTAATCAAAATTACGTTTCAACTGTGCTTCTTTTACTGACTTCTTGGCAAAGTATGGATATAGTTTCTCGGTTATTGGAATTGCATCCCAAAGATTGGTCTTCTCAATTAACCATATTGCACGTTCTGGATTTTTATCAAGTGCTTTATCGATATATCTTGACACATACTGTTGAGATGAATGTTGAAGAAATGCCTTGTTTTCCGATATCCATTTAATGATCCCTGGATCAACATCAAAATCAAGTTTGGACGCAAGATAGATTGTGCGGATTATTCGATTGGTATTATGTCGAAAGGTCGTATCCGGATCAAGACAAGTGCGAATAATCTTTTGCTCGATATCTTTAATGCCCTTATGAGTTGGATCTTTGATTGTCTTTAAATCAAGTGTCATTAATAGCGTATTGATTGTAAAGTCGCGCGAAAACTGTTCTCGTTCTATACTTGTTGGTTTTTTTATTCCGAGGTTTTGGAGGTATGTGTCAATATGAGGCAAAATAAAAAAGCTTGAAAAGTCTATTTTGAGCGTATTTTTACCAGATCCAAGCCATAGACTTATATGACCATCATCAAATCTTTTGACCTTAATTGAATATTGTTCCTTTAACTCATTAATTGTTTTGATAGCGAGTTTATGTATATCTATCGAACCATTGGTTATATCAATGTCTGATAATCTATCGAGACGGTTTAGCACTTTATCCCTAACGGTCCCGCCACAAATCATAGGTTCTGGAAACCTATTTTGCTTTGATATCCTATCAATTATATTAAGCAGATCTCTTAATTTCATTATGCATTTGATCCCAGTCCATTTCCCAAATGAACATAATGTTGTATCCAGCTTTTTTAAGCATATCAAATCTTGATATAGTCAAATTATACAACTCGCCATAAGTTTTTTTAGCTACCTTGTTTAGATCAGTATGATTATAGACATTAGGATTTCCGTGCCAAAAATCTCCAAGAAACTCATAAATGGTATTAGTATTTTGATCAAATCCATCTGTCGTGATCCATTTCCTACCAATCTTAATGTGCACTTGTCTGTGCTCATTATCATTCAATAATCCAAGACTATCTAACCAATCAATTTCTTTTTTTGATACCTTGGTATAACATTTTGGACATCCGTGTCCTTTGCGATGAGCATCTGGTTTTTGCCAAAATGATCCATGATTTAGAATTGGGCAAATTATCTCAATTTCATCCTTTTGTCCGGTATATACAACTTTTGAGTAATCAAATTTACCTTCGTGGATAATATTCCATTTTTCAATCATCTCGTTCAATTTATTTCTATGTGAATTAGCTTTCTTTATTTTACCACACTTATGGCATCCGTGCTTACGAATATGATCTGATGGTTTTTGCCAAAATGATCCGTGCACACGACATATTATTTCCATAGGAATATGCATTTTTGTATACACTGATTTAGAATAGTCATATGTATTCCCGTGTATAGATATACATTTTCGTATCACTTTACCTTGCGTATAACGAGATTTAGGCTTTCGATTTTTGCGAGCACATTTGGGACAGTGAGAACCGCGATAATGCACTCTCGGATTTTGCCAAAACCATTCGTGTATTTTGCATCCTATCTCGATCTCGACATGTGCGCCTAAATATTTTACACGAGAATAGTCATATAAATCTCCGTGCATCTTTACACATCGTTCTATTATCTTTTCTTGTGATGCTTTTATACCTGACATTCATTACCTTACCGGTGGTGCTGCGGGACCTGGTCTTTCAACCTGAACGGGTTGCGCAGCCAATTCTTCCGCAGGAGCCTCCACTGTTGCTTCCGGTTTGGATTTATCAACAAGCTCTTGATCTTGTAGCTTCTTGCGCATTTCTTTACGCTGTTTCTCTTTATTCTCTTCACCTTCAAAATGCTTTTGTAATCCGCTTTCTGGACGATCGCTCTTCTCTTCAAGATCGGTTTTGTATGTATCCATATTTCCACGCAATCGAGAAAGCATTATCTCCAAACGAGTATTCGAATAGTTTGAGCTCTCCAAATTCTTCTGAATGACTTCTGATAGCTCGGAAAAGAAAGGAGCAATATTCAGTTTATCCATCATCATATCAACAAGCGATAGCTTTCTCACTATCTCCCTATTCTTGAATATGAAGCTAACCTCTTCTAACTCTTGAACAACATCATTAATCGATACATTCGCTAATGCACTATCAACAAGCGCATCAACATTCCTTTCTTGTGGTTGTTTCTTTTGATCGGTTTTTTGATCCGGCTTTCTCGCAGGCGCCTCAACTTCCAAATCCCTTGTAGGCGGTTTGGGAGGAATTGGTTGTCCAGCTGGCATTGCTTGCGCTTCAACAACCAATTCTTTTTCGTCTTCGGGAACGATTATTTGATCAAGCAAAACATCTTCATCTACTTCTATCTCATCTTTTGCTTGGTTTTTGTCATCGAAGTTAGTTATTCCAGATCCTTCCAGGTTTTCCAAGAACTCGGATATTGCTTCATCATTAGTTGTTCCGGATGGTAATGTGGAAGTTTGTGTTGGATCCGCGGCATCAAGTGTTGCGGGATTTGGAATGTTATTGTCAAGCGCTCCAAGACCTTGCGGTTGAGAGCCTCCTGCCGGTGTATCTCCCAACTGAAAAGAAAAGTCTCCTGGTGTGTTTTGGGCAAACTTGACCATAAATTCAGACGCACCAGAATAGCCTTGCATCTTCAATATATTCGCTTGACGAATAATTAGATCAACACAAGTTTGAGCGGAGATTGATATCTTGTTAGATGTTTGTATTTGTTTCTTCAACTCATAGATTGAATGTAATAGCTTCTCAAATTCTGGTCCAGCAAACATTTGTCCTTGCTGGGAGCTTAAAAGCTTTTCAACCGAATTCAATCTGCCAAGGATCTTCTTTCGTTGTTCCTCAATAATCCTTCTCTTATCATCCTGCGTTGGAACTGGATTTGCTTTTACTTCTGTTGGAATTGCAGCCATCTGATCATTGATTGATTTGATTGGACTTGGGACCGTTGATATTGGATTTGGTAGGAAATAATTTAGATCATCATTAACATAGTAGCGATTATTTTGTGCCTGTTTGTATTTCAAGTAGTCCCCACTCTCATAGTATTTCAGCCAGTTTAGGAAGGAAAGTTTTTCAACCTTTTCCCAATCTTTTGTTAGGTCGTTTATCGCTTCTAATTTTGTCGAGCCAAAATGAACCTTTGAATATATATCCCTAAATGTCTGCATCCATTTTGAGATATCGTATCTTGGTCCAGTATTAAAGTATTCAGAATAGTTTGGATAGGCTGTTAGACGCATATAGACCTTTCTATAATGCAGAATTATGGATTGAGCTTATTTTCTATCTGATCTTCAAGCTTCTTGACGATTTCTAATCGAGTTTCAATGGGTATAATAGTAGTATCTACTGGCTTTATAGCTTGCATTTTATTTTCCCATAGCTCCATAAATCGAAGACTGGTATCATAATCAAGCATTGTCAAGATCTCTCGAATGATATCATAGACCATATTCATATGAGTATCAAGAACTTGGATATTGATATTGTTCTGAATATTGATTTGTTCATTATTTAGGTTAGGAGGATTAAGAATTGCATCATACTTGGAAAGTATATCGGAAAGAGCGCTAAACCATTCAATAATCGTTCTATCAGCCTTGAAATTTCGCGGATCTTCTTGAATGATGTCATACATTTGCGACATACGCTCTTGTGCATTAACTACCATCTTTTTGACAATCGTGCGTATATCTATCTCGCTGTCAATATACTTTTCAAGTGCTTTGTGATATGATGGGGAGCTAATTATTTCGTCTCTTAATTCTTCATTAGGAGATTTGACTTTGACAAGATCATCCTTTATGTGAGTATAGATATCGAGATATTCATCTTGGAACTTCTTAATTGTCTTCTCTGATAGAATAAATTTCTGCTCATTGATATCACTATATGTTGCAGATAACCATTCGTGAATATCTTTTGGAGTAATACCTATTAGCAACTTGCTAATAATCTCTTCCTTATTCGGATGTTCAAGTATATTTTGGACTATGTTTTGTTTTAGCTTGGTCATATTATGCTACCTTTTTGAATTGCCGTTTCCAATCGCTTTCCCAAATAGTGATTAGGTTATAACCAGCTTGTTTTAGAAGTTCCTCACGCTTGATTGTATTGTGGTATAGTTCTCCAAAAGTCTTTCCGGTATGTCTATGTGTCTTATTATGGTCAAATTTTTCGGGATTACCGTGCCAATAATCACCATAAAACTCGTATACTGTGTTAGTTGTTGGATTATAGGCATCGGTTTTAATCGTCTTGCCATCAATTTTCAAAATGCTTCCTCGATATTTTTCCGGAATGCCTAAATAATCAAGCCAATTCTTTTCCGATCGTGATGTTCTAGATGGACACTTTGGACAACCACTTCCTGATAAATGAACCATTGGTTGTTGTGGAAATGTAATGCTGCAAGTCTTGCATATAATATCTACATCAACTTTTGAAGCTATATAATGCACTAATGAATAGTTATACTTATCGCCGTGAATACCTATTGCTCTCTCTATAAATATATCAGTATCAATAATTGGAGAACGGCTACACCACGGACATCCCTGTCCCTGTAAATGATTACTCGGAAGCTGCGGAAATTGTTTTCCACAAGCACGACAAGACACAATCACCTTATCTTTATTGGTCTTGTAGATAACAAACGTATAGTCATACTTATCTCCATGTGTCTTTTTAGCTGTCTTGATAAAAAGTTCTGTTGTTAGAAACTTGCCAGCACAAAATGGACACCCCCATCCACGAAGATGGTTATTGACTATCTGCCAAAAATCTAAGCCGCACTCATTACATATGATCTCAATTTTGTCATCTGCTGTTGTATATATAGATTTTGAATAATCGAACTTGTCTTTATGTTTATTTTGTGCTTTACAAATAAATTCTTCTGTAGAAGATCTCGATCTTTCTGTTGCTTCCCTACTTTTTTCTTTCCCACAATCTTGACATCCCTGTTTAGAAGCCAAATGTTTGTTTGGTTTCTTCCAAAAGGATTTCTTATGCGCCTTACAAAATATCTTGACCGGAATAATAGATGTTTGATACTCAACTTCTGAGTAGTCGAATTTATTACCGTGAATGCTAATAGCTTTCTTTATGAACTGTTCAGTGGTTAATTTGATTGGCATACTTACTATATATCGATATCAACCAACTATTTAGTTCCCAATCGATCACTTCTCGTATCACTTTGTGTATCGAAAACATTCCTTCCTACATCGTGAGAAAGCGGAATTTGATTGGCTACTGAGCCATATTCTTCGTAGTTATATACCTCACCATCTAATAAACACTTGAATTGTCTTTCTCCAATTCTTTGTAATTGTGCTCCTGGATGCCTTCTGCACGTTCTTGTGCTCAACGGTTGATCGTGTATCTTTGCTTCTTGGAACTTCGGACTTTTCTCCAATGCCTTCTCTGCTTCCGCAACTCGATTGACCTCGTCTAATTGAGGCTTTACATCGTTATACTTCTTCTTAAGTTGTTCAATTCGATCATCTTCTGCTTTTTTTGCTTCCGCAATCGCGTTCTTTGGTGCTGCTAATGTTATCAATATCTCATCAAGAACACTTGCTTGTTTCTTTAACATCTCATCATCGCTTTCATCAAAAGCTGTTGCAAGCGCTGCCATTTCATCCAAACTTTCGGGAGTAATTATACCCTCTTCTGTTTTGCTTATTTCTTCTGCGCCATCTTGTAGCGCTTCTGATGCCTTAACAAGAGCATTTGCAACGATAGTTAAGTGTTCATCATTGCTTGTACTAACAATCAAATCATTTTCTGTACTTTCAAGCCAAGCTGCAACCGTTAGAAGCTTTTCCGATAGTTTCATCTCTATTCCTCTATATTAGCACTTTTGAATGCATAAAGCTTGCACCATCATATGTTTCGCTCATACCCTTTCTATAACCCGGAATACAATTTCCATTCTTATCTTGCCACACTTTATGTAGGGGTAGATTGGTATGCCCACAAATATCATACTTGCTATTAGCATTTCTAATGATCATACTGCATTTACTCACACATTCATCTTTCTTATTGCTTAAACTACTGGTATAAATCGCCATAGCTGAATGATATGCTTTATCATCTTCATTTTGAGCAAGAATATTGAGCGCATCTTCTGCTTTTGCATAGTTCTCTTCGAACATTGCCTCTTTAACAACATCAATAAGATCTGATGCTTTTAACTCGTGAAGTGGCGAAGCTATTGCTGCTGCTTTATTATCTGTTGCCCCTTTGTTCATAATTGTATTGAGGCCGCTTTTTGAAAAGTTTTCCACAATTCCATTAGCAATAACTATTGATGGCTCTATAACTTGTTTATCAGCAATCTTGACCGGAACTTTGAAAGCAAGATTATTAGCATTTACCGATACTGCATATGAAATAGATGAATTATCAATATTGCATACTGATACTTGACAATGCCTATATCCGTAATTAGCAAGCTTATTCAGAATAACTTTTCTTCCTGTATCAACAACTTCCTCCCCGAATGCAAATTTAGCTGCACCAAGAACAGAACCAAATTTTGAGGCAAATGTCTCAATTTCAGGATCCTTATAGTTTTGCACATTAAGCAATGATTTTTTATCTTCAAGCACCTGACTATAAATCTCTTCATTTTCGGACTGACTTGCTTCAATTTGTTTGTGTGCATTTAATTTAGCAAGTGCAATATCTACATTTGTGCTATATTGTTTTAACGGGATATCACCAACATTAAGTGCTTTGCCGGTATTCTTAACTATGTAGCTTTCAAGATTTGCTTTTGATAAATTCTCTACTCCATCATTACCGTAGAAAATAGATGGAATTAATGCTTGATTACTTACTATTTCAACCGGTATAAGGACCGATGTTATGCCTTTTGGCGTTTCAAATGATGCACGGCACACTATACAAGTACTATCTCCCTTTGCTACCTCAATATTTGGTGTATTGCAAATTGAGGAACAAATATTTTTTGCTCGTTCAGCTGCTACCACAGTATAAGCATTTGTTTTATTGCCAAATGCTGAATGCAAAGAATTGACAAGCGCCTCATCGATATTATCACCAACTGGTGTAGTTTCAGACGCATCTCGTTTATATAGCGTTGGAGTAGCAAGTTTTATACCATCTCCAAGCTCCTCTTTAAAAATCTCTGCGAACTTTGTATTACGTGAGTATAGCTTGTTATACAGCTCTTTTAGCTCCGCACGTGATATAAATAACTTGCTATCTGACATACGAGCTACTACATTGTTCATCATTCCTATCGTGTAATCATCACCAAACATCTCTGCCGCTTTTGAAAGCTTGGCCGAAAAAATTGGCAATGATATCTTTTCGTTATCATCAACTATTTTTGATAGTGCGAGAATGGCGTCTTGTAGATGTTTGGTATCCATTGTTATTTTCCAAGTTCAGGAAATGATTGTAAAAGCTTATCTTTATCTGGTAATGAGTTTAGCAATGCTTTGACAAAAGTTTTGTCCGTTGCAAGTTTTTTAGGGAGAAACAATCCCATTGTTTCAGCGTCTGATTTAGCTGCTATTTTGGTTATCGGATGACCTTTGTAGAATACACTAACTTCACCTTGACGAACAATAACGCTCCAACTTGAAGCTATTTTTTCTTCTTTTGGTTCATCAAGTTCATATTTAGCAACTATATACTCACCGTCATCAGCAGATTGAATTTGCCATAGATTATCTGGATCATTCTGCATTTTAAAAACATCAAATCCAACTTTTACAAGCTTATGTTTAACGTCAGATAGCTTATAGACTTTCTTATCAAGATGATCGAATGACTTGCTAAGATCCTGATAGTTTATGGAAAACTTATGCATTATGGCTCCTGAAAATAGACACTATTCAGATTGATGCGATAATATTGCCAGATTAGTGCTTATAACCTCTGTGCGGGCGTTTTGGGAGATTATTTCTCTTCGCGACGCGAGCGATGCAGCTTGATGAAGTATTGAATATTGTTTCTATCTCTTTATACGGCATTCCTTCAAGATATGCTTTTATAATGGCTTCTTCTCGTTCTTTGGACATTAAACGAGACGATATAAGTTTTTGTTTATGCTCTTCTGAATTTTTGCGACCTTTACTTGCTTCGCCAATTAGTTTACGAGTTTCTTCGGTATGATGCTTTCCTTGCATTGGATGACCATCACGTTGATGACGCATCTTCATAAATTCTGATGTTTGAGCTTTTTGCTCATCAGTTTTTGGACCTCGTTTTTTACCTTTCCAAGATTTTCCACCTTTTGCTCTACCGGCAAGTGCTTCTTCTGACCACTCTTTTTCTCGGATAGATTGGGCAATCTTTTGTTTAGTTTCTTCGGAATGTTTTCCGGCACTACCACCTTCCTTGATATTGTAGCCAATATCGTGATTTTTACTATCGAATTGTTCAATATATTGCTTTTCTAATTCATCTGCTACTTCTTGATTATTGGTGGTGGCAAGAATTTCATACACGAAATTTTCAGATCCATATTTCTTGATAGCATTAAATATGTAGATAGAATTTTGATATCCACTACCTTTATGACCTATTCTATCTTCTATTGGCATCCAAGTTTGTCCAATATAGATTTTATCATTGATTTTGTTTATTAATTTATAGATCTTGCATATATTTTCTTTTGTCATAAGGCAACTTTCCTATTATAACCAACTCTCGTTTCGTAGATCTGAAATTTGCTGTAATATCTCGTTGATACGTTTATCATCTTTAACTGCTCTCTTTATTTTCAATTTGATACCTCCGTATATTGTTTTGTGGTTATTATCGATAATTTGCGAACCTATGAGTGCCTTGCTGACACTCGACTGATTAATACCTAATTGTTTTGCTGTTTCTTGCTGCGTATATCCACTAGCCAGCAACTCTACCACCTCTCTCTGTCTATCAGTTAAATTCTCACCTATAACCCTCCAAAATTCCTTTCTTAATTGTTCTTCAAGATCGGCGATTTGTTCATTATATGCGTGAGGATTTAGTCTTTTGTATATACTATCATCATTACAAAATCCTTCTAACATTTCAATAGGGAACGAAATCTCACAAAAAAGATGTTGTATAAGATCACTTCTGCATCGTTTTCTTTCAACCATTTTCCCTCCAAATACAAAACACAAAAGCCTTGATATACTATATGGTAATATATCAAGGCTTATTATGTTATTACGATTTTATGCCTCTAAATTAATAACTTTACACTATCAGTTCCATTCTCTGATAAAAATTCATCTAAATCTTTGTATAGTGTTGGTAGTTTTCCAATCTTAATATTGGCTTTATCACTAAACATTCTTATAATCTTTTCAGACCCTAATCTTCCAGCATCATCATTGTCAAGTAATAACATTATATTGTTAGTATATCTCATAAGTAATGAGAATTGATCAAATGACATATTTGATCCTCCAAGAGCAACAATATTTATTAATCCTTTATCATGCGCACTTATACAATCAAATTGACCTTCGACAACATAAGCAATATCATTAGCTATAATACTTTTTTTTGCTTCAAATAATCCAAATAAATGACTACCTTTTGAAAAAGATGTATTTTTGTATTTAGATATTTTTCTTTCTCTTCTTTCCTGATCGGAAAGTATTGATCTACCAACGATAGCAATAATATTACCATATACATCTTTATATGGCATTATCAGATTATGATTTTCGAGCGGTGAATATCTATTCTTCTGTTGCATCAATCCACCATCAAATTTATCGAAAATAAGGTTTAGTTCTGCAAGATTATCTTCACCAATATATTCAATCATATGCTGAAGATTTTGATTTGTGGGAAAATATCCAAATGAAAAATGCTCTTGTCCTAATCTTGATAAACGACTATCTATATAATCTCTTGCACCTGTCGCATCATAGAAATTTAGTAATCTATCTCGACAATAATTAACTACTTGTTCCAGCATTAATAAATTGCTCTAATTCTTTCATTGGGCGAAGTTTTTTGAACGGAACTGCCCACTTCTTATTATCATAATTCCAACGATCTTTAATATCTTCGCTATAACACCATCCAGCCAATATTACTTTATCGACATTTCTTCTATCTTTACCAAGTGTGAATGCACATATATAGATCATATTGCGATGTAATTCTCTATCGGGGATCACTAAATTTAAGTAGTTGATTTTGTTCTCGTTCTCAATGAATGAAGACTTAATATCTATAAGACGAGTTTTACCTTTATATGTTATACTATCATCAAATCCATTATCACCAATATTCTTTGGTCGAAGATTTTCGAATTTATAGTCAAGTAATGCCTTCAACTTATCATATGATCCATATCTATGAATATACCAAGCTAATTCACCAAAAATACCTGTTTTTTGATAATCATTTCGTGAAAATTTTTCAAGATCTTTTTTATCAAGATTGGACAGCCCCCCGATCGTTTGTTTATCAGCATAAATATCAACAAATTTTTTATGCTCTTCTGTAATTGAAACTATATTCATAAATCTTTATTTCCTTCTTTAATTGCTTTTCTCACTAAAATTTCGAATGGTTTTGATATGTTAGAAGGCGTATTACATCCTGAACATACCAGTGTATCATCAATTAATTTTGGTAATGCTTCTATTTTACATTTATTACATTTAATTGCAAATGCTCCTTTCAAAGGACGACGCACTTGTCCAAGAGTTTTTAACTGCACTTTGGTAAAATGAGATATACCCTGAATTATTTGATCGCAATTAGAACAATATACATCGCCTGTTTTTGGATCTATGAGAGGCTCTTGATATTTTCCGCATCCTTTGTTATTACAATTAATACTAATTGGCATTAGATATCTCCAAGTGTTCTATTAATGATTGTGTATCTTTTGGATAAAGAACATTAAGCTTAATAATTTGTGCTCCATCTGTATTCTTTACACCAAGTCCTTTTATCTTGATCTCATCGTTATTTTTCGAAAGAACCGGTATTATTATTTCTTTATTTCCATCTATTGTTTTAACTGTTTTATTGCATCCTTTCAATGCTTCAATAAGAGCTATATTGATTGAGCATATAACATTATTATCTTCAAGATAAAGAAAATCGTCTTTTTCTACTCTTATGCGTACATTAACATTTGTATATGTTTCACCAAACATAGATGTTCCATTATAGTGGCCCGCACCTCTAATTTGTAATATTGAATTATCAACAATACCTGGCGGTATATTTATAGTAGTATTTACTTTTGATTTAATTGCACCTTTTGCTGAACACTTCGGACACTTTTCATTTTGGATATTACGACCAAAACATTTCATACAAGTTTGAGAAAACATCATATTATTTGAATTGGTAATAATCTTTCCAAAACCATTGCAACTTGTGCAACCATTTGATTTGAATTCCAGTCCTTGACCATTACAGGCATCGCATTTGACAAACCGATCGAATTCAATTTCTTTCAATACACCAATGATCGCCTCCTTAAATGAGATATTTACATCAATATTTATTGCTGAATGATTTGGCGATGCTTGTTTTCGTGATCTTGCATTAGTAAAACCACCTAATATATCTTCAATATTTATATTGAAGCCACCATTAAAACCTTGAAATGGTGAATAAGTATGAGGATTAGATCGATATTCTTGAACAGCTTGGTATGCTTCATTGATCTTTGAAAAACGAGTTTCGTCTTCTTTATATCGATCGGGATGATATTTTAATGCTAATGCTTTATATGCTTTCTTAAGATCATCGTCTGAAATATCTTCTGATACTTCTAATAACTTATATGCTGCACGAATATCCATTTTATTTCTTTGTCTTTCTTACAATTTTTCCAGTCAATATATATGCGTAATATAATGCTACTGCAATCGCATCAGCTTTATCAAAATTTTCATTCTTTATTTTACCATTCTTATTAAATTGATAATTGAATTTAATACCTAATCGTTCTGCAACAAGATCAGGAATATCTTCTTTCTTTGGTAATACTTTATTTATTTTTAATCCGTGGCGTATAGTCATAACATTAATCATTTCTGGGCATTTACCAAGATAGTCATATGCTAATAATCCAATCATTCTATTAAAAGCAGTAAGTGTTATTATGGTTTTTGCGGTCGATCCTCCACTAATAAATTGAATTATTTCTTCTATACAAATATGAACTGGTTTACTTTCTTCAATAATAGTTTTTATTTTTGTGCGCGTATCTGCAAGCCTTTCTATAATTGAACCTTTTTTAATTGGTTTAATATAGTCTGATTTAAGCAATGATATATAGCCATCGTAATCAATATTTAATAATGCATAACCAATTGTGGTGCTTGACGCGTCAAATCCAAGTATCCTCATATTCAATTATATATCAGCGTATAAAAGAAAAGGCGAGATTTTTGATCCCGCCTCTCTCTTCAATCTACTTTATTGTTTTATCAGAAGGGGACTGCTTGCTTGCTGTCATAATCCTTGAAGAATTGATCATCAGAATTATCATCTGAACTTCCATTCAATAACGAATGATCAACGCCTGTATCCTTTTTTATTTCTGCCAAGATACTATCCATTCTTTCTTGAACACTATCTGGTGTTGGTGCTTCTGTTTTCTTCTCCAAGTAAGATAAATCCATTTTTTCTTCAATTGTCTTAATTTGAGCTGCACTTAATGGCTTCTTTGGCTTTGCAATTACACGATAATAATTCGCGGGGCTTCCGTTTGGATCACATATAATATCAAAATCATATTCTGTTGTTGGACCCCATTCATCATCATTGGCATATACTCCAATTCCATCGTGAACGCCTGGACCAATATCAATTATCTTATACATACCTGTTTTGGTCTCAATAGCTCCAACTAACCAACGCTTCTTTGCTTTATCACCACGCTCGCATAATGGACAAGATGACGTTTTGGTGCGCGAACAATTAATTCGATATCCATATTTTTTTCCACCATCAACCATCCATCTGTGTTGTTGATATTGATATGGATCGGTGACTATTCTAACTCCATTTGAACCTGGATTTAATCTTAACCATAAGTCCTTACCGCCTTTACCATCCATATTACCTAATGCTTTATCACCCCAAGATACTTTACCATTTTTAGTTTCACTCATTGTTTTATCCTTCTATTTTGTTTGTTATTACCTAATAAAACGCATCACGCGTTATCCTATCAATATGCGAGATTATGCTGGAAATCTCCACGCTTTGCTTTAATTTTCCAGCATAATTTTCCCGCTTGTTTTCACTTGATTTATCGTTGTGAAAAACTTACAACGCGCTTGCGGAAATGATCCGTTTCACGACTAAATTGAACCTTCACGCCTTCCTTACGAAGCGAAGGAACAACCCTATCAACTACCCGACGAAGAACGCTTGGTGATTTTGGCCAATTTGTTGGTGTTGCACGACGGAGGCCCGAAGTAATTGCCTGATTAAGCTCTGTCATTGACCCATTCCACGAGCCATTTTTACGATCGAGAAGAGTTAGAATTCTTGATTGAACATTTGTCATTAGATCACGATCTACATTGAATTTTCCAGTCATTGTTTTATTTCCTTTCAGTTTAATATTGTTGATAAGTTAAGATTACTTTTGTTTGTGTTTATAAATAAGATTGCGAATATTGAGTATCCTTGTATAAGGGATAAGGACTTCTACGAAGTTTGACACATCTGTTGTCGATATAAGCTCTTGGTAATTTTTGGCTACATCGTCCTTATTCCCTTCTACAAAGAAGCCAACAAATTTAGCATAGTGATTTGATGTTTCATCGAATTTAGTAGCAAGAAAAAGATTACTTCCCTTACCTTCGAGTGATACTAAATACTGTGGAACTACTCTTGTTCCTACATTATAATTTGGTAATCCTGTTGGATTAATTGTTAAGTCTGACATTATTATTTACTCCTTCTTTTTCGTTTTGTTTCAGTTTTGAGAACTTTTACTCACTATCATCTTCTTCTGCATCATCCCAACCCTTTATGTCATCAAAATTTTTGACATCCTTGGCAAGGTGAATGCCTTCGGCTGATACAACCAATTCCAATTGTGCGATACACTCATCTCCATCAAAAAGATGGTTCTTTTTTGCTTTGGCTTTGGTAATAATACCGTATTTATACTTCTCGCCTTTCTTGATACGAGTAAGATCTCCTTTTCTCGAAAGCTGAATAATGAGGCTCGAAAAATAATAAAGGGCCTGACCTCCCTTTTCAATTTGAGTTGGCGCTCCCATTCCGATAGATGAATAAGTTTGATTGATAGCCAACACGGCAATGTTTTCAGCTCCGGTTTCTTTATTTGCATATCTGTTCATCAACTTAACAAACTTTTTGACTGCATAAGAATTTTCCTTTGCAGAAACACCAGGCTGCTGTGAAAAATCTTCATCCTCCTCTTTGTCTTCGGTAGAATTAAGCGAGGCCCCGACGCTATCCCAAACAATTAGAATTTTTACTTCTGGGTCCATTTCTTTCGCTGCATGCACGAATTGAGCCACTGCTTTTGCTCCATCAACTATTTTGTTGGTATCCACAATCAAAAGCTGATCAGATTTACCACCAATTTTTTCATCAAAACGAGTGGCAGAAAACTTTCTCTCTGCATCCCACAAAATGACAAGAACATTTTGTTCTTGGGCAAACTTCATAAAACACATTGCACAACTTGATTTACCGCTATCAGGTTTGCCGCTAATCTCTACAATCCGACCAAATGGCAAGCCTTTAAGATGAGTAAGGGTCTGCCAAAAATCACCCTTGGTCCATACTACGAAATCTTTGTCATCGTTGGGACGGTGAATGGTGCGACCAGTAGCAAGACGTTTAGCTGCGCCTGCATCTTTCTTTCCATAGCTATCTTGTGCTTTTTTAACAAGCTTATCTATATCTATTCCAGCGACAATATTTTTAGTGGCTCCATTGCTTTTCTTCTCTGAAACTGTTTCTTCTTTTACTGTCATTGCCTTCTCCATTTGTTTATTATCAGCATTCACCATTATTCTGCCCAACTTTTTGTTTTACCTATATTACGAAAGTAAATATGACCATCTTTAAGAGTATTCAAAATAAATGACCACTTTTTTAGTGAAGCCTCTGCTTGTGCTGCATTTGTTTTAGCAGACATAACTTCTGAATTTTTAGCTACAAAATTAGTTAACATACTTTCAGTTATTTTTTTATCAACATTAGATGTTTTACATTCAAAATATTTTTCGGCTTCCAATCTTGCAATCTCATTCTTGGCTTGTTTTGAAGCCAACTCAACTTCCTCTATTAGAAATGATATTTTCATTTGAGCAACCAAAAACATTGCTGCTGTTCTTTCTGCCATTTCCTGATCATACTTTTTTCTACTTGCCTTTGTCGTCTCTTCCAAGCAAGAAGAAATTAAATCTTCAACTTCTTTTCTGTCAGCCATTTTTATTCTCTTTCTTTTCGTTGCTATTTATGTTACTCAAAAGTTTATTTGCTTCAGCAATTTTATCTCTCAACTTGCTACATAAACCTTCAACTTTACTATGCATCAATCGCAAATGTTGATGATTCATTATTGCTAATACGAAACAAAATACCTCCATTGAAGTGTATTTTTGACTTGGTGGTTTTACGAATACTATCAATCCGTTATTATCTGTTTCAAATAGATCATCAAATAATGCTTCGCCCTTAAACGAAGGCCGATCGTACGACCTACAAATTTGCTGATAGTAAGCAAACTCTTCTTCCGTCATATCGACTTTCTTATTCGAGATTATCTTTATTGACACCTTACTCTGATCTCCTAAATTTTCCCTCGCCTTGGGCTTGTGATCGTAATCTCTTCAACTTTTGAAGCTCTAATTCTTGTGGAACTGGTGGTTCTTCAAAAAGATTTGACATTGCACTCTTGTCCGAGTTATCGAATGATCCAGTCTCTTCCATTTCTACCTCGTCTTCAACAACATCGTTCAACGTAATTGTCTGACCCTTTATTTTATCTACCATACTCTTGAAGTTTGCACCGGAGCGCTTTGCAAATACTGTTGTTTCTTCTACATCTGATATATCATCTCCGTCCGAACGTTTGACGATATTTCCTTTGCCTGAACGAAAACTTCTTTCTGAATTTTCAATCTTCACTTCTTCATTCAGATCAAATTTCTTAAGCGAATAATTAGCCATTAACCAATCCTCAATTTGAGACATATATTTTGCCGAATTATCCATTGTCTCTTTAAGATTGCTTAAAATAATTTGTAACTCAGTATCAATTATCTCTTTTCCGCAGAATGGACAAGTATTACATTTTATCGCGTGAGCAAATTTCGTGGATATATTTTCTTGACAAGATTTACACTTCAAGACTATCACCTTCTTTAATATTAGATACTTCCTCTGTACTATTTTTACCTAATTTTCTATCTCTATTTTCAGTATGAACTTTTTCATGAAAGGAAATAATTTTCTCTTGGATATGTATTGGCATACTTGTTGAATGTATAGATCTCGCTGCATTAAGTGCGTAAGAAATTTCTTTACACAATTTATCTACTTCTGTTTCTGTCTTTTTATTTGGATCTATATTCCTGACCTTTAAAAGATGAAGCATTACGCGTTTCAACAAGTTAATTTCCATTTTTACCAATGAAAACCAATACTTAACATATATATCCTTGACCGTATCTTTAATTCGTCGGAAACTCAAATTCATCGTCATCACCATTATCATCCTTGGTTAAATCAATCAATCCCTCTATAAATAGCTGATCCTCCAACGACACTATTGTATCATCTATGTTCGTAAGATCAACCTGGCCCATATCATTATTCTTTTGCGTCTTTCTTGTAGAAAGTTTTTTCGTTTTCAAATCTTTTGGCATCGGTGGCGAACATTGAAAATCAAAAAGTGTATCCATTATAATACCAATATTATCTTCGTAAATATTCACTGAACCGGCGAAATGTATAGCAAGACCAGGCTCAAATTTACGCTCGTTTTTTAGCTCTTTCATTCTTTTCTTTATTTCCTTCCATTTATCAGGGAAAATTGTCAAAGTGATTTGTTCGCTAAGTTCATCTTCAATAGTTGCTTTGATCATGTCTTGGCCAAGATATTTTGATGTCTCTTTCTTTACTTTGAATTCGTGAATACTTTTAACTTCTGCACGCATATCCTTAATATAATCTCTATCATCCATATTCACAATATCTTTTACGAGAACTGATTTATGCTTAAAGAAATTTGAATACGCATCAATTTTATTGCATATGAAAGCTTCTCCAAGATAAAATTTTTCAAGCGCATATAATTCTTGAACTGGCCATTCTTTTTCCACTGGCCAAGGATATTCAAATGTTTCTGTATTTTTATCGTGTGTCTTTAACCATACTTGCAATTTCTTTTTGTAATCAGAACAATATAAGAACAATAACTTACGAGGAACATTAAACATATCAAAACATCCGCTCGCAGCAAGCGCTTGTATTGTATTTGATCTTAATACTTTTGGATCGCACCGTGCTATGAAGTCAGCAAAACTTGTAAATGGTCGTTTGCTAACAATTTCCTTAATAGCATCTTCTCCAACGAATTTAAGCGCTTCAAGCCCTGTTAATAATGATTTGTCAGATTGAAGTTTGTATGTCATATCTGACTTATTGATGTCAGGTGGATGTATCCTTATCTTCATAGCGCGAATTTCTTGCTTGATCTTATCGATATTTTCTTTTGATATCTTTGAAGCCGATCTAACTTCGAACATCAAATTGGAAAGAAGAAATTCAATTGGAAAGTGAGCTTTTAAATATGCGGTATGATAACTTACCATCGAATAAACAATTGCGTGAGATAAATTAAATGCGTATGATCCAAATTTTGAAACTATATCATCCCATATTTTGATTGTTATTTCTTTATTGATACCGTTCTTGAATGCTCCCTCAATAAATTCCTGCCTCCATTTTTCTACCTTCTCTGGATTTTTGCCCTTCTCTTTTGTAAGCTTTCTTAACTTATCTGCTTCTGCAAGATCCCACCCAGCAACATCTTTCGCAAGAATAAGCAAGCTTTCGTCATATAGCTGAAAACCAAACGTATTTTTAAAAGCACGTTCAAGACTTGGATGTAGTAATTTATGCTTAATTTTTCCTTCTCTTGCTTTAATAAAGTCTGCTCTAATTGCCTTGGTGACTGGACGAGCAATTGCTGTAATAACCGCTAAATCCTCAATACTCTTTGGCTTTATCTTTTTGCATAGATCTATTGTTCCGGCACTTGTTCCGAATTGAAACACACCGAATGTATCACCGCTCGTTATTAGATCATATGTTTTCTTGTCATACTCATCATAATCTATTGTGGGAACTTCTTTATCGGCTTTTTTTATCAATCTATTTGTTTCATCTATAATATCAAGTGTTTCAAGCCCAAGAATATCTATCTTTACAAGACCAGCTTCTTCAACTCTATCCTTATCAAATTGAGTAGATATGATCCCATCCTTATCAATTCGTAGTGGAATTATTGTGTGTAGTGGTCGTTGAGATACTATGATGCCAGATGCATGCACGCCTAATGCACGTGGCTTTCCACAAATAGCTGCATATTTTTCCAACAATGGATATCGTTCAACATACATAGAATATAATGGCGATTTTTCTACCATCTCTTTATATGTTCTAACTTCTTTTCCTTCTACTGAACGCTTTGGTATTATATCAGCAATATCAGTGCCAATTTTTACAGCTGTTTTTCTATCTCCACCAAATTCACAAGATCTTGATATATCTCTCACATACACTTTTGGCGTTATGAATATAATATTCGTGATTTGAGCAAAGTTTTCTTTACCATATTTGGTTATGAGATACTGTAATATCTTATCTCTTTGTCCCTTTGCAAAATCCAAATCAATATCAGAATAGGATGCTTTAAGCTTATTATGAAACCTTTGAAAAACAAGACCATATTTAATCGGATCTGCTTTATGAATTCCAAGTAAATATGCTACTAATGATCCTCCGCAACTCCCACGGCCAGGCGACGTAGATAGTCCGTTAGTTTTGGCCCAATTTACTATATCAGCCACTATTAACATATAGGAACTAACACCACAATAGTATAGTGTATCAAGTTCTTCTTCAAGTCTATCTTTGTATTCTTTATCTTTACCGATCGGTGTTTTTAGTTTCAGGGCCATTTCACAACGGAAACGAAGATAATTCTTATCCGCATCAAGTTTCTTAATACTATCTGATTGTTTTTCTAACCAGACTTTAAAATCACCATAGTATTTATCTTGTTCTATTGGAAATATTGGTAATTCTTTTTTACCTGGGCTATCATACATAGGATCTATCCAAATAGGATCTTCACACATATCAGCGAATTGAATAGTATTCTCGCATATTTGCTCTGCAAATTCCTGTGTATAATTTCTTGCGAAAAAAGCCTTAACATCTTCCGTTGATTTTAGATATAAATCTGGTACGCTATATTTTAATCGCGCATTTGAATATACCGGCTGCATCGCACCTACCGCCAACATAACATCGTGCGTTTCTGCATCTTCTTTACACAGATAATGTGTATTTGTTGTTGGTATTATTTTGACATCATACTTCTTTGCCAATCTAATAATTTGAGTATTTGTAAATACTTGATTGATACTTTCTGAATAAAAACTTGTTGGCCTATTCAAATGATGCGTCTGAACTTCTAATCCTAAATTAGATCCGAACAATTCTATTAAACGCTGAATTGTTGCTTCTGCTTCTTCAAATTTCTTTACATTCAACAACTGACTAACTATACCATTACCACAGGCAGTGAGGCAAATTAATCCATTTCGATATTTTTCAAGCAATTTCCAATCTATAATCGTGAGTGGTCGTTTTGTTATTCCAACAGAATTTTCAAAACCAATTTTTGTAAGTGCTAATAAGTTTTGATATCCTACAACATTCTTTGCTAATAATACTACTTGACGAAGTTTGCTTTTTTTCTCTTCCATTGAATTTAAGAAGTAGAACTCGCTCCCTATTATTAACTTAACACCTGTTTCTTTTGAAGCTTTTAAACTATCCCACGCACCACTCAATGTTGAGTAATCGGTAATCCCTATACCTGGCTGATTCAATTCTTTGGCTTTCAAGAATAAATCTTGTGGTGATACCAAAGAATTTAGTAATGAGAAATAAGTATGGTTATGTAGTGAAATAAAATTAGACATTAGATTGTGTATATCGTATCTTCCAGAATTGCTTCTTTTATATATATTTCGGATGGTATATTCTTTTCATTATGTAATAACTTAATCTTTTTGAAACGCTCTTTCCAAAAATCATTATGATTAGTTTTCTTGGTTAGAATAGACTTTAACTCATCAAAAGATAACTTCTTCTTTTTGTATAAAGTATGAGCAACTATTTTTACACCATCCCAATGCTCTTTGAGAATTTGAGATGCATTATACTGAATTTGTTTCTTCAATAAGTATGTATGTTTACCTGGTTCAGCTAATTTACCTTTTCTAATTAGATCAGCGGCCATAGCAATATCAATCGCGGAGCCTCTTCGCAAATGCATTGGAAATTTATCTGATCCACATATTTCCTTATAGTATATGCGTTCCCCAGATAATCCACCATATAGTGTTTGTAATTCCTGCATAAGAATGATTACTAATAAATCATGATCTTGTATATTGGATGTATCGAACAATAAATAATCCGTTGTTCCTTCATTTGTTTCTGGGCTCATACTTACATTTGATATCTTGATATAATTAAAAAGACCACATATTATATGACTACTTTCGTGCCAAGAAGTTGCGATTTTTTCATAATCGTGAGATTGTTTTTTGACATCCGATATCATCATAGCAATTTCAATATACTTTCTAACTTATCTATACCAATATCACAGTTGTCTATTTTGCATTTGATTTGCAATCTATTAGATCCAAATGGACCAATGGCCACGAGATATATATCTTCGATGTATAAAAGACCGTTCTTTATGTATAACTTGTTATTTGAATAACCATTGTCTATGAAATACTGTGTATATTTTTCTTCAAGAGAAATTGATAATTCAAAAAGTAATTGCTTTTTCTTATTGCAATTACAATTAGTCAAATTTAGAATAGTTTTTTTGACCTCTGTCAAATATTTATACCCCTATTTTCAAGAATGTATAAGCAATACTTAATCTTTGCCATTTCAAGCGATTTATTCTCCCGATATGGTGCCGCTAATTCTTTTGCTGTTTCTTTCGCTTTGGTGAGTTTTTCATCTTCATCCTTGGCTTTTTCAACATCATACAGATTGCTTTCACAAGTCAATATACGAGATTTAATTTCATCTCCATTCATTCCATCGATAGCATCAATAAATTCTGGTGATAGTTTCTTCATTACTTTATTTATATCTTGCATTGTCTTACTCCTTACTCGATTATATTACTATTCTTCTTTATGAAGTCAAGCGTATACTCATCTTTAATACGATTAAGAAATACACTCAACTGTCCGCTACTTATTAAGTCCTGAAATACTTTTTCAGGTTCTTTCGTGAATTGCGATATATTGTTTTTTGCAATTCCAAGCATTTCATCCTGGGTTAATTGCGCATCTGGTTCTTGTTCTCGCACTTTCTCCAAAATCATAGATAACTTAACATTATTCGCAGCGTGTTTGATTATACTTTCTTTTTCTTCGTCAGTCAATTTATCCCATTCTAATTTATTGGTATTAGCATTAAATTTTGCCTCTGCTGTCGAGATCCAATATGGTATTTTAAAAGTATGATTTTCAATCAATCGTTTTGAAATTTGATTGAATACTTGCTCATTATCAAGTTCAGATATTCTTGATGAAGCTATTGATACTGCATTAGTCATAAGATCATTTACATTAGTTAATCCAATTTTGGATGCCAACTCATCATCAAGTATTGCATCTTCTATTTTAGATCCCATTAACAATTTAACTTCGAATTTGACCGTCTTACCTGCTAAATCTCCACCATAATTTTCAGGAATACTTAATTCAAATTCTCTATTATCATTGCATTGCATTCCAAGTATATTTTCGCTAAACCCTGGAACATTTATTCTTCCAACATTAAGAATTTCGCCAGAGAATGTTAATCGTTCTATTGGTTCATTATTAATGAATGTCTTGCAATCAATAATTATTTGATCGCCCATTTGCACAAAATCATTTTCTGTATATGGTGTTGTTTTTCCGTGTTTCGTTCGTAGTTCTTGGACAATTTTTTGGGCGAGCTCTTCTATTTGAGGAAGTTTTGGTTTTGGAATATCAAAACCTTTATATGTAGCAAGTTCAAAATCAGGACGTTTATGTAATGTGAATTTGCAAGTGAATTTCTCACCATTAAGCTCTACTGATGTAAAATTTGGATATCCAAATGGCTTAATGTTCTTCTCTGATATTACATTCTGTAATGCATCATTTGCAAGTTCTTGTTTTAATCTGGCATCAATTTCTTTACCAAAGTGAAATTTCACCACTTCCTTTGTAGCTTTATTTTGCCTAAATCCAGGTATTTTTGCTGATTTAAATTGATTAATTACTTCTTCTCTTTTATTTAAGACCGTATCTATATCAGCTTCATAATCAATATCTAACTTACAATATTCGCTTTCTTTCATCTCTATTTGCATTGTCTTATCTCCAATTCACTTGTCCAAATTTAATGTCTTTTACCATGAATTCTTTGCCAGCATCACACTTATCAAGAAATGAGCAATAGTTGCATAGTTTGCTTGTTGTTGGTGCCCAATCTTTTTCTTGTTCTATTTGTTTGGCATAGTTATCATACATATCTTTAATCTGAATAATTTCGTCCTTATTAAATACCTTTGTGAGATATTCAAAATTATGTCTCAATAAAATATATGATCCTCTAACTTTTTCTAACGATGGATCCTCCACGAAAAGTGTGTATGCATATGTTAAAAGCTGTAAAAAATCGTCTTTGAGGTAGCGTTTATTTTTGGTGCTTTTATAATCGCAGATATGCAACATACCATCTTCATCTCGTTGAATTCTATCAATCATACCATTTAGTGATACATTATTGGATATTGGTATATTGAAATGTTTTTCAACAGAAAGAATATTGTTAATAGTTATTCGTTTCTCCGAAAGACCTTTAAGATAACTGTCTATGATCTGATAGATTTCTTTTCTCATATCATTAGTTATCTTTGATCCATATTTTTCGAAAGCACTTTTATATGCGCGCGACATAACCTTATTTTTTGGCTCTTTTGTTCCATTTAAATAATCAAGATGAAAAAGCTCTAATATCATATGGACTGCTTTTCCCAAAACGTGGTGCGCTTGTTCTTTTTGTGGTAGTTTTAGGATGTAAGTAAAGTGATATTGAGCTTTGCACTGGTCCCAAACTTTAACACGGGAAACTGAAAGTCGTAATGAATTGTTTATTTCATTCGAGCCTAATAACGGTAGTTGCATCTATCAATCATATATCAGTCAATAATATGATGCGAGCGCACGAAAAGAAATTAGATTAGAAAACGGCGAGGATACACGATCCAATTAAAGATTTTTGAGCTTGATCTACCAAAGACCATCCCTTGAAGCGCATTTGGATTAGGTGGCGTTGGCTGAAACGGTGATGACGAAATTATCCATCTATTCACGGAATTGTCGTAATAATATGAAGTCATCATTTGTGTTCGTGGATTAATATAGCTCTTGATAAAAGATCCAGATGTTGATGGACTATCCAGCGCATTATTGAATAATAAAACACCATCACGATCTGTTTCAGGCATTTGAAGCGTAAAATCAGATCTATTTATTACCGCTGGATCAGTAGGATCTTCGGTTGTGCTGTCCTGAAAAATAACCATTGCTCTCGGATTGAATAACTTATCCGATCTTGATGATTGTTCTTGTGTAAATTCTACCGGTGTATTTTTTCCTCTAATAGTAACTTTCGCTGGAAGATTTCCAACACCTGGTAATACTTCACCTTCTTTATTTGTTGTTGAATATATTTGCTTAAATTGAAGGTCAAGAGATGGTTGATTGATAAATCCAGCAGGATTTCCTTTATTATCAAATCCTGACGGAGTTGCCGGTTGCGATTGATCAAATACCGTTGTTCCAGCTTTTGCAGGATTTAGATAATTGAATATTGTATTTGGTGTTGATGTTCCAAATGGAAATAGACTATTGCTTGTGCTTGCATTATTAAGATTAGTAGTCGGTGAATGCGGCAATCTATCACCAGCTGCTGTTGTTATCTCTGATACTATTGCATTATATTGTTTAGTTATTATTGCTGAATTATCAATACCATTAGTAGCGAATATATTCAATACTACTGTAAGTAAATTCTGTGGCATAAGAATTGGAGATAAATAAACATTAGAATATGTATTGGGTATTGAATTATCAAGAGAATAAAAAATAGTGGAGGGTATGTTTGTAGATAATGCTACTGTGTCCGGAATTCCAGGAATTGTTTGATGCACATTTTCTGTAATGGTTATTGAAATTACTGACATTTAAATCACATTTAGAAATCGATCACTTATTTTTATTTTACCTTGTGCTAACAAGATCTTGTAGGTTTTGTGTGCAGCTTTTCTGAATAGTTTCGCTATCTCCAAAAATGCTCTATTATGTTCTTTGCGAAATAAAGCAAGAAACTTATCATAGTAGTCCATTAGTTCTATTTCAGGACTTTGTCCTTTGTGAATATTATCTTCTACTATTCTGTTTATGGAATAGTTTATGAGAAACTTATAAAATTTTTCTTCTCCAAAAGAATTATACTTATTGAGAAATAGTTTTTTAGTATCGTCAGATAGCATCTTGATTAAAATGCCTTATTATGTGGCTTTTAGTTTATTAGAAATACTTACTACTTCTGTATATAGATCGTCTAATGATGAATTATTATAAATAACAACATCAAATAATGAATTTGGTATTTCATTTTGTTCTGTTTCTGATATATCATCTATTTTTTCGCTATTATCACGAATTATTCTAATCATATAGAAATTATGCTTTCGTAAAAACTCAAATTCATTAATAAATCTACAATCACTGACAATATACACAATCTTATCTTTTGATTGATTTAAATCATTTTCCAAATAATGCAACCATATATCCTTATTATATGCTCTTCCAAATTTACCTATATCAAGCAATGCCTGTCTGTATGTTAAATCGTAATATAGATCACATATAGTTTTACTACGATTTTCACTTGGACCATATAAATTATATTTATCTAATCCTTGAAACATAATTTCAACTATCTGTTTCATTGGGTTAGCTATTGCAGTAATTTTTGCACTATATTCATTAAGAGTTAATACTTTATAAAACATTGATGCAATAAGATCTTTTCCTGATCTTGCTTTGCCCGATATAGCAATTCTATATTGTTTAGCCATTTACTAATCTCGCTGTTGATACGAAGTTTTCATTTTGTTCTACTAATAAAATATTTCGAAACTTTGATTTAAGTTCATTATTATGAGTTATTACAAGTATCTTGAAATCCTGCTGTAATAATTTTATAGCCGCTTCAAAAGCTTCAAGACCACCATCATCTAATGATTGATCAACTTCATCTATTAAAAGAACATTTATACTAACGCCCAAACGCTTCTTCATAACTGATGAAATACCAAGTCTCAATGCCAATGCCGCAGTAATTTTTTGCGCGCCGGATAATTGAGCATACTCAAGATCATTGCCATTCAATAAGTAGATTATATTTAGTGTATCTTCTTTATCTCCATCCGTTCTATCTTTGATAATTTGAAATTGTAATTGTAATCCCGGTCTTAATTTAAATAATAATTCATTTGTTTCTATTTGTAAATCATCAAGCACAGTTTGTGTAATTAATGATGGTATGCCTTTTGAACTAAAAGCTTGAACTACTTTATTATGTATTGAATACTTATCTTCAAGATTATTGATCTCAATAGTAATTGTTTTAGATCTTTCTATATCTTTTGATCGTTGCTCTATTTTATGAACAAATACTGCCTTATTATTAGAAAGTAGCTCTATATCTTTATTAAACAGTGCAATAGAATTTGATAACTCAATTAATATAGTTTTTGAAGCTGTTATTAATAATTTAAGTCTATCAGCTTCTCTTGCATTTAATGCTTCTAACTGGGATTTAGTTTCTTCAAATAAGTCTTTTTTATCAATATACTCACTTTGCATCTTGTAATATAAAGATTTATACTCATCATATAAAGATCCGTTATTTTTGAGTTTGCTTTCTTGCGTTAATAACTGTTGTTTATATTTTTCAATCAATAATTCTTTTTCATTAAAAGAAGATAAAGCATTATTATATTTGGTATGTAATGCATCTAATTCATTAATATCTTGTTTGAGATCCCTTAAGAATTTTTCTGTATCTTTTTTTTCTACATCTATTGCTTCTTTACAGGATTGTCTTGCTTCTGACACAATCTTTTGTCTGCAATGCTTACATATGCCATCATCTGGAATTGGAATATTAAGATCTTTTAACTTTAAAAGAAGAGAGTTGAATACTGATTTCTTGTCTGTTAAACTTTTTAATGTTAGCTCAATTTTTGATTTAATGATCTGTTTATCATCCTTACTTATTGAAA